TCTTCCGCCAGGTTCTTCAGCCCGTTCTGAATCTGCTCGTCAGTGAGCCGCTCAATAGCCTGCTTCCAGAGCATCGGTGGCGCTGAGCCATACTCCCGATAGAGCGCCTTACCGTAGACCTCAGCCAACTGGACCCACACCAGCATGGCCCTAGTCGAGTCCGGCTTTCTCTCGGTTCCGGGCGTGAATGTCGTCAAATGTTTCGGCATGACTGCGCTGAGCTTTTTCACCAGCGGTTTCCTTTTGGATTGGATCGTCCCATCGATCCTGGTTGATGAACGTCAGCGGGTTTGGCACGAACCCCCGCAGCCACAGGCTGTCGCCTTCGATGCGATCTCTGACGTTCTTGATTATCTGGTCAGCCAGGCGGTCTAACCGTCTCGCTTTCCATTTTGCCGAACAGGGTTTTTTGCCGGTCTTCTTCGGGTAGGCCTGCCAAAATTCTTCGAAGCGGTTGGTTGGTTTGTCTTTACTCTGGTTATGGTTATGGCTCTGGATCGTTGCCGTCTCGTTGCTCTCCCGTTCGAACGGGAAAGGAACGCCCGTTCGATGTTGTTGTTTCTTGGAAGATTTTCGGCGTGATTCTCCAGACTTTTTCCCTGCCTGGCGACGCTGTTCGGTGGCCGCCAGCACCTTGTCCCTCTCAATTTGAAGGCGCTTGTTCCGGTATGAAGTGACAGAGCCGTCATCAAATTTCTCGAAGCACTGCCCGACCTCGTTCTCCCAGCATTCCATGAACTGATCGTGCGAGCAGCCGGCGATTCTGATCATCATCGGCTCGCTGCCCGGAACCTTTCCGTTGGTCCACTGGTAGATCAGCAAGCGGATGTAGATGCCGATCGACTCCACCGACATGTGCCTGGTGTCGCCGTCGAAATCCGAAACGTAGAACGGAAAGTACGGATAATTATTTGCCACTGATCGCCCAATTTTATTGTTCTGTTACCCTCAGGAATCCAATCTATCTGATACCCCGCCATAGATCAAACCGCTGTTGCCGTAAGCCGTGCTGTGCTGTATCTTTGCTGTCGAGGGTAACAAGAATAAGGAGCGGTCTATGCCTCAGCAAAATACCATGGTGGTGGTCGAGCAGGCCATCGCCCACATCCAGCCAGCCTTCGAGAAAATCGCCCGACCGATGGGCAACCTGGTCCGCTACCAGGAAGAGGCCGGATATGCCCTCCAGATCATGCGACGTAGCCCCTACATGCAGCGTTGCATCCCCCAGACCATAGAGGACGCCGTCATCAATGTCGCGGCTATCGGCCTCTCGTTGAACCCGGTGCTGCAGCACGGCTTCCTTATCCCCCGAAGGCAAGGTAACCATGTGATCTGCTGCTTCGATCCGGGTTACCGAGGGCTGATCAAGCTCGCGACAGACGGCGGCCTCGTCACCCTGGTGCAGGCTGCGGCCGTGTATGAGGAGGAGGAGCGGCTCGGGAATTTCAAGCTCACCCGTGGTACCAGTCCGCAGGTACTCCACAACACAGACCCGCTGATGAAGCTCTCCGACATGGGCGAGATCATCGGCGCCTACTGCATCGCCTACGTCAAGCACGCGCCAGTTCCCCATGTCACTTGGATGCCGATCGATGACATCATGAAGGCAGCCTCCAAGTCCGAATCATTCAACCCACGGGACAAGAGCAAAAAACCGAGCGGCCCGTGGACCACCGACTTCCAGGAGATGTGCGTGAAGACCGCCATCAAGCGCGGCCGGAAGCAGTGGCCAGGCGGCAACGAGCGGCTTGATCGGGCGATCAATTTGTCCAACATCGCCGAGAGTTATATCGCACCGGACGAGTCCGATATCGAAGGCCAAGCGGTCGAGATGATCGACAAGGATCAGGCCAGCCAGTTGCGAGTGCTGTGCAAGCGCGCGCACATGCGTGTCGCCAGGGTGTACGACAAATTCGAATGCCGGGTGATGGAGGAACTGCCGGCCAACCAGTTCAAGGAATGCCACGACCTGCTGCTGCAGGCGGTGGCGCATTACGATATCAAGAATGCCAAGAAGGATGACTCGCTATTCGCATCCGACTATGGGCTGACGCTGCCGGAACTCACAGACATCGCCGCCACCTACGAATCACCCGCCACCCTGAGGAGTAACCGAGATGGGTAATAAAGTCACCAAAGTAAATTTCACGCCTGAGAAACCCAGCATTATCATGGGTGCCGAGATCGGAAAGCTAATGATCGATGACAATGCCGGCGAGGGTGAGGTCATCGTGGACCCAAGATTCATCGACTGCAGCTATGAGATGCAAGTCGATGTTGTGCAAGACTGGATTGGTTTACTGCAGCGGTTTTTGGAGGGGATAAACGATGCCGAAGCAGAAAGCTAAAAAGAAAAAATTCGCCGAGCTTGAAGACAAGCAACGGACAGTCGAGTGGTTCGCCACCCGCATGGGACACATCACCGGGTCCCAGCGGATCGGCACATTCATGTCGAACCTCGGCAACCCGCATACGCTGAACCGCCTGCTGGATGAACTGGCCGACGAGCTTACCTGGTCGACGCAGCAGGTCGCAGACCAGTTTGAGAAAGAGCAGGCCGACGCCAACGAGTTCATGCGCTGGGGGTCCGCTCACGAGCTTGACGCAGCGAAGACCTACCAGATGGTGAACAACGCGGACATCATCTACTCACCTGGTTTCAGGGAACATCCGAAGTGGCCGTGCTTCGGCGTCTCCCAGGATTTCATCGACACCACCAACAACTGGTGCGGTGAGATAAAATGCCCAGGCAAGGAAGGCAATCATGCCAAGACCATTCAGTACGGGATGGGCAAGTGGCATGTCGACCAGACGCAGTTGCAATTGGAATGCACGCCGGAAACGGACATGCTGATCTTCGTGAGCTATGACCCGCGGCACCCGGTGAAAAAGGATGTGCTGTTCCAGCAACTGCAGCAACGCAATGACGAGTGGGTCGACAGGTTCAGATCGAAAGCGGGGGACTTCAATGAGCATCTCAAAGCAGGAACCAGGTTCCAGCACGCGGTCATCCAAAACGCAGAGGGAGTCCCTCAGTTATTTTAAGAATCTCAGGCCGATGACCACCGCCCAGGAAGGCATGTTCCACGCGAACAGAATCGACACGGAAGCCCAGAACACAGCGGCCTATATCAACTGGCAATACCGAATGAGGAATTATAAAAATGGCCCAAGAATTGATTGTATCGACAGCGACATTGGCAGTGACGGTGACGCAGGGACTGGAGAAAGCGAATGACCTGCTTGAGCAGGCAGGCAGAGCAGAGATCGCAGAGCGAAAAGATTACGAGAACGGAACCGACTTCCGAAAGGTCGTGTCCGGAATCAGGAAGCGCCTCGAGGACCAGCGCAAGGAGCTTGTGGATCCGTACGGCAAACGGGTGCGCTCTATCAATTCCGAATTCAAGAAGGTCCGCGATGTACTCGACCAAGCCGACGACCAGGTCAAAGGAAAGATGACGATCTGGCACAACGTCGAAGAGAAAAGGCAGCGGGAGCTACAAGAACAACAACGAAAGGAGGCCGAAGAAGCGGCTCTCGCTGCCGCCGAGGAGGCCGAGGAAGCCGGCGATGCCGCAACCTCGGAGGCCATCCTTAACATGGCGTCCGAGGTCCCTGAGCCTGAGGCCAAGCCGGCGATCGGCCGAGGCTCACTCACGGGGGCCGCAAGCGTAGCCAGCAAGGTCTGGACTGCGGAGGTCCGTGACCTCAAGCTTGTCTTGCATGCAATTATTAGAGGCGACCTGTCTGATATCTTAATCGAGTTCCCGAAGTCCCGTCTCAATGCCCTTGGCAGAGAATGGCATGAACAGCATCCCGAGCTCGACGAGATCAACAAGTACGGCATCACCGTCAAGGGTGAGACCAGGCTGTCGGTCAGGTGAAGGGATCGCTCAGGGTCCTGAAGGTACCGGTGCCGAACTCCAATCACTTCGCCATCCGGGTGAAGGGTCACCTGGTCGAGTGCCTCGAGTTCCAAGCGCAGATATTCAAGGACACCAACATCCTCATGTCCAAGGGCGAGCAGATTCAGAAGATCGCCGTGTTCGTGTGGTGCCTGATCATCGAAGACGACCAGGAAGAGACGCACGAGTTTGTCATGGTGAAGACCGGCGAAGACTTTCCAATGATGGACGGCGACATCCGGTACGTCGCAAGCACGCTGGTGCCAGTCCCCGGCGGCGAGATCGAGATGCACCTGTTCCACGCCGGCATCAACGAAGAGATGGGGAAAATAGATATTCCGTTTCCTGAGGAGGCGAACAACGATGGGTAGCTTGAACAAAGCAATGATCATCGGATACCTGGGGAACGACCCGGATGTCCGCTACATGCCGAGCGGCGAAGCCGCGGCGAACTTCAGCGTGGCGACCACCAGCCGGTGGAAAGACAAGGCATCAGGCGAGCCGAAAGAACACACCGAGTGGCACCGCTGCGTGGCCTTCGGCAAGAACGCCGACACCATCGCCGAGTACCTGAAGAAGGGCGCCCAGGTCTACATCGAGGGCGAGCTTCGCACCAACAAGTACGACGACAAGGAAGGCATCACCCGATACTCGACTGAGATTCGGGTGCTGCGCTTCAGTTTTCTGGACCGCAAGGGTGATAGCACTCGAGCTCCGCATCCCGCAGACCGACCGAAGTCCGATGCTCCTCCTGCAAACAAGGACCCGAAGGGTGACCCCGATGATCCGGGTGCATCAGAGGAAGACTTCGATGACGATATTCCATTTTAATGGCACGACAAACAGTCCTTGCCCTAGCGTCTACCGGTGTCGCGCCGGTACAGGGTGTGAACAAATCGTGCGCCGGCTGGGCTGGGATGAATTTCATCAGCAGACGGAAAGCGGCCAAGTGTCGCGAGGTACCTTTTATGGCTGACCCGACCGATGGCCCGCTGGAATACGAGGAAGAGAAGCCGCTTGATCCGATGTTCATGGAGGTGCTGCGAGAACTCTCCAACCCGAACACCATCCTGTTCACCGCGAAGGCAGGTGGACCCGGTGCACTCATGACCGCACTGGGATTCGCTACGCAAAAGATTCCACCGCAATGGATCAAGATTCTGGTCAGGAAAGCGCTCATCGCTCCGCTGACCAAGGGCAGCAACAAGGTGGCGTGCATGGGCTGGATTCAGTATGTGCTGACATACGAGGGCCAGCAGGTCCTGAATCGGGGGCGCTGATGGAACTACTTATCCGACCTATAGCAAGCAGCAGGGAGAGCGCCGAGTCCTACCGACCACCGGCTGCCTGGGTAACAGAAGCCGAGGACGACTTGCGTTGGCACTTTACAAGCCACCACCTGGTCATCGCGATCGCTAATCAGTGGCGCGCTTACGAGTTGCGCATCACACGAGAAGAGGCCGAACAATTGATCAAGGAGATTAAGACGGCATGGGAACTGTAGTCGACGAGCTATTCGCCTTTATCACCACGGGCGACACCGGAGACGAGGGCGTGATCGCTGTGGAACTGGTCGGCAGCGACTCGGTGATGCCGCTGGTTGCGGCCGACCTGGAGCGCATACATCAGATGATTCCCTTCGCTGAGGCGATCCGCCAGCAGACCGGACACGAATACAAGCTGAAACATTTCACGCTACTTGGAGAGGTGAGCGATGAATACCTCAAGCAATTTGCAGAGCCACCCGAACCTGCCGACGATGATCCAGGGCCAGAGAGTGATGACAAACGACTGCCTGACGATTCGCGGAAAGGAAACGGAAGTGGAGAGGACGTTTCATGATCGCTGGTTCAGCTGGCCGTGGCGACCATGGGTCAAGACCTGGATGTACGCGCCGCAGATTCCGGATCCACGCATCTACAAGATGTCAGACATGCTCGATGGCCAGGTGTGGCTGATGCATTCGGAGACGCTGAAAGACTTGGTCACAATCCTGGAGGCCTGCAACGATGGCTGATTCGTGCCCCGGCGCTGACGGGCTTATGTGTGTTGACGGGTGGCTGTACTCACAGGTCCGCATGATGATTTTCCCGGCCAATAAACGCTGCCCGATCTGTAATGCGCCGGCAGAAAAAGAGGACACAAAAGATGGCTGACGATGACGAGGTCGCCCTCGAGGGAATCCTGAAGCAGGTGATCATGGACCACCGGGACGACGAGATCGATGGCGTCCTAGTATTCGTGTTCGTAGACGGCGAGGCCAGCGTCTACAACTCCGGCGTCAAGCAAGAGATCGTCGACCAGCTGGCCGATATCCTGGCCGTGCATCACTGAGGAATAAAAATGAAAGCAATCATCTACGACTGCGAAATCAAGAACGCGATACCCGACAAGAACGAACCGCTCCGGCCGAACATTCATTACTGCAAGGGCTGGACTGATCACCTGGGCATGGGCATCTCGGTGATCGGCGTGTTCGATTATCACGTTGGCCAGTACAGAATTTTTTGCGAGGACAACCTGAACGACTTCGCAGCCCTGGTCGACGACTCCGACCTGATCATCGGCTTTAATCAGATCCACTTCGACAACAAACTGATCGCTGCCCACGGCATCGACTTCGATCCCCGGAAGAACTGGGACCTATACGTCGAGGCGAAGAAGGCTGCTGGCGCCGGCAAGTACGACAAGGGCTACAAGCTCGACGACTTTGTCCGGGTCAACTTCAAGGTCACCAAGAAGCAGAGCGGCGGCCTGGCCCCCATCCTGTGGCAGCAGGGCAAGATGGGGCAGGTGATTGACTACTGCCTGACCGACATCTGGCTGACCAAGAAGTGCATCGATCTGATCGTGGATACCGGGGCCATCATGGATCCGAGAACTGGTCGCCGGTTATCGTTAAGTATACCCTTGTAGATGTAGTGATGCTGTGGTAAAAAGGGACTGTAAATCATTGGGATAGGGGTTGGCAACGGCCTGTTAATCGCGCTGTTCCCCGAAAGCCATTCCCAATGACCTATTGTAAATTTGAGGGTAACGACATGATCAGAAAATTCACGCTCCTGGCAATCTACCTGGCCTTGGGATTCGCTGCAGTTGAAGCGGATCAGGGCCGTCCCCCAGTCACCCCAGTTCTGGGCTTCGCCGGCTACGAGTACGGCTCCGGCATCAATGGCATCGCCAACGACATGAAGTCCGAGGGCTACACGCTCATCGACAGCACCGACTCAGCGCTGTGGTATAGCTCCACATTCTTGGGGATCGACTGCGAACTCGGCTACATCTTCTCCAGCAATAGGCTGGTCGGCGGCTCCTTCATTCTGAAGTCAGCCACCGAGAGAGACTTCGCCATGGTTAGCAACCATCTCAACCGAACCTACGAGGTCACATCATCCATCCAAATCAAAGAGGATGGCGTTGTCGTCGCAACTATCGATGCACCAGATAGCGCGATCACGCATATGCTGAACCTAAATCAGAACACCCACGAGGTCACCTATATCCGTGAGGAATAACATGAGCGAGAAGAAAGAGATCAACTGGAAGGGCAAGCCACCACCGCCAGACAGCCGTGGTAAATACTCGCCGTATCCATTCAGAAGTTGGGATGTCGGTGACACTGAGGCATTCCCGATAGATGAATGGGACGCAGTCAGAAATGCTGTCGGCAACCTGAACCGAAACAAGAAGTGGCGCTTCCGATACGCCACGGTAGAAGAGCGAGGTCGTCAGCGTGTCCGAGTCTGGCGAGTCGAATAACTAAAAACGGAGAGCGATATGCAATTCAATGTCAGCCGCATCAGTGCGGAGTTTGGAATTATCAATGTACGGAAAGAACGCCGAGGCAAAGACGAGACGGTCGAGGCCGAGGATATCCCATTCAAAATTCTTGGAGGTCCCGAGGTTCTGGACATGCTGTTTCCCCACGAGGTAGACGAGGAGGCGCTCGCCAAGGTGCTGTTCAGTGAGCAGGGGCATGTCACCATCCCCACCCTGAAACTCGTCTCCAAGCGCAAACCAGAAGGCCTGACCATCAAAATCTATGACGGCCCAAAGGACCAGCACATCGAACTCAAGGGCTGCCGGCTCACGCCACCTGAAGTGGAGATCGGTACGCCATACCAGGTGACATTGAACGCCAAGATTCAGATCGCCGAGCCGACCGACGACACCATGAACCGGCTGCGCCGGCTGATGGACGAGACAGCAGAGATTGAAATCGAATCAGAGAACAGGGACTTGTTCGACGGCACACCAGACGACGAGATGGACGTCGATGTCGATGCCGATGGAGATTAAGCAGGTCATTAGGCGCCAGTACCTTGTGACCTTTGAAGAGGAGGAAGCCCAGTGCATTCGGAGCTACCTCGATGGTTTACAGGAGAGTGATTACGATCAACCGTTCAAACGGAACCGGGTGGAAGCTCGGGAAGAGCAGCAGGCAATCAAGTCAGCGCTGAGCAATCTTAAGGAAGCGCTTCGACTGGCCCCCGTTGCTCATTCAGAGTCCGACACTCGGCATTCGTGACCCACTCTTTCTCCAGTGTGATCGCCAGCCCTTCGGCCCAATCGTCAAGTTGCCCCACGGGTAACCTGCCCTCTGACGAGAAAGGCTGTGGGGGCTGGTGATCCTTAAAGCACCTCTCCGGCAGCGGCACCCGCACCCCCACCTTCACTTCCCTGATCTCCGTCTCCACCAAGGGAGGCGGCGCGGAAGCGCAACTCGTTAGCCCAGTCAGGGCAAATGGCATCCATATCAAGATCGCGAAGCTCCGCACAGTCGGGGTCACGGAAAATCTCTTCGCGCCTGATCTCGACTTCGCGAGATCGTATTTCAAGTCGTGCATAGCGAGCCTCCAGGTTGGCTACGGTCACTTCGTTTGCGGCCTTGTCGACAGCGAACTCGTCGACGCATGCGGTGAGTTCACCATTCACCCGGTCGAAGTTCTTGATGTTGGTCTTGTTGGTCAGCGCGGCCTGGTCGAGCGCCTGCTCACTGGCACCGAGGTCTTCCTTCAGGTTCCCATTCTGGTTGAATAGAAACACGGTGATGAGGATGGAGATGCCCAGGCCGATCCCCAGACCTTGGCTAAGCATCTTCGCACACGCCCTTGTCGCTGATGTTCTCGTTCAGCAGGCAATCCTTTTTGTCTTCAAGCTGCCTCGCCCTGGTGACGAGGTCACCCAGCCTGGCAGTAGCGATCGGGTTCTCCCCGTTCGCTGCAATCCACAACTGAGTCTCCTGAATCTGATTGGCAACCAGCACGATCTGCTCGTTGACATCGCGAATTTCCTGCCGCTGGATGTACGAGTACAAGACCTCGGTGTTCGCCTGCACCGCATCGGCAAGCTCCGAGGCTGCCGCATCAGTGAAGAAAAACTCATCCAGGACCTCGATCGTGAAGTCCTGCGCTTTGTAAGCGCCGACTGCCACCGCAAGGATCAGTATCAGCGGTACCGTGACCTTGGTCTCACCTAGTTTCGAAACGTCAAAAGCCATTGGCTTACCCTCCGTTCTTCGCCTTCTGCCAGTCGGTCGCCGACTGTCCGGTCAGATAAGCGCCGTATAGTAACCCGAGCGCTGTCGAATATGCGCCGAAACTCTCCGGCTCTCCGCCGAAGAACCCGGCGAGCAGCGCTGCGGTAGCGACCATGAAACTTAAGAATCTTTTCCCTCGATAAACTCCGCTCATGCGTAGTCCTCCACCGTGATCCAGGCCTCGCCGCCCTCTTCAAGCTGGGCTGCGATTCTTTCGTACAGCCTCTGATAAGCGCCCACCGAAGTCGTGACCATGCCACGTTCGATTACATTCGACACCTGACCGTCGCCGACCAGGAGGCAGCCATCGGTATCGTCATCCTTGTTGCCCACATGGATGTAAATAAACTGGAAGTCCGGCACCATCTGCAGCCACAGCATCCCGCGGTGCCAGGGGAAACGCTTCTTGTAGCGCTTGATCATGCCGCCCTCGTCGCGGAACATGATCTGGTATTTGCCCGGCGGGATTCGGGTCTCGCCCTTGATCTTCGGTTCGTTGAACTGGTCCTCGAGTATGTAGCACAGGAACTCGGGTTCCTCGGTCACATCGAACAACGTGCCGAGGGTGGACTCCTCGCCGGATGAGATGCGTCTGTTCAGTAGCTCAAGCATTTAATCGCTCCACAAAGTCAGCGCCTGGATTCACCGGCAACAACCGGATCAGGTTCGCCGTCGCCGGATAGCCTGCCTTGTTGAATTGCTGGACTGCGGCCAGCCGCTGCTTACCCGGTAACTGCGGATTCATGGCAGTCTCTTCCCTGCGCTGCCGGCGCTTCTCCATGATCTGGTTGTAACGCTGGTTGAATTTGTTCATCAACTTCGTCTTCCGCAGTTCGATCTGCTCCTCCTTCTCCTTCTTCCAGTCATCGTCGCGCTTGCTTTGCCGCACTGCCTTACGCAGCGCATTCAAATCCGTGAGGCCTGTCTGCACCAGTCGCAGCGCCGTCTTTAGCGCAGCATCCGCCCGATACTGCTCGAAGATGCGTGCCCGATTCTTGATGGCATCGGCGCGCTCTGCCTGGGTACCGGAGAGCTTGAGCTCTTCCTCGGCAACTTTGATTTCCTGAACGGCATACTCGATCTTGGTGCGGTTCTCGTAGTACCTGTTGCTCACCGCTCGCTCATCTGTAGTGCCAACGAAGCGCCTGGCAAACGGCACCTTACGCCAGTCAATCTCGCCTTCTTGGGCCATGACCCCGAGTTCAATTGAGTTGGTAACGAAGCGACCAAGGCCTCCAGTCGCGAAGTCTTCGATCAACTGGATAGTCTCGGGTGAGATGTCCAGTGGTGAGATTGGTGCCGGCCGCGCTTTCGTGCCACCACCGAGCTTGTTCAGGAACTCGGCCAGGGCGATCGCGTGCTTGGGTACGCTGCGGTAGTACTGCTGCGATTCAGGTTCCGGCGCCGGGTCGTACTTGTTCGCCTCCGGCATGACTGGACCACCGTGCCAGGCGATGTTCTCAGAGATCTGCACGAATGGCGAGAGGATCGTCGGTGAGATTGTCTGCAGTGGCGTGGGTCCGGTGCCGATCGGGTTGAAGCTGCCGAGGGCCGCCGCAAGTATCTCGAACGTATCCTCGAGCGGTGACCATTCACGCTTGTTACCAATACCGGTGTAGTCGATGATGCCGCCGATCTTCTGCCCGAGAACGTGCAACATGTTGTAGCCATAGGGCAGCGGAATCGTAATGTAATGCTCTGTGAAATCATCCGGCGACTGGCTGCGGAAGCGCTCTGGAATCATGATGATCATGTTCCGCTCTTTCACCCAGGCTGGAATCTTGTCGTAGCGGTTCTCGCCATCGTCATCGTCGCCGGCCATGAACCGGTTGAGTATCTCAAGGGTGGCAGCAAACGCCACGATCCCGTACATGACCTTGCGAACCTTCGGTGACTTGGCCGCCTTGTACATGACCGCCATGCCCTGGATCGATGCGTTGTAGAACAGGTAGACAGCATTCAGTTGCGTGCCGATCTCACCCTTGCGGTTGAAGTTGACCGTCAGATTCTTGGCCAGCGAAGCAGACTTACGGGGACTGAGGCCAGCCGTTTTCGCATGCTTGAAGGCCGACAGGCGTACCGCATTTTCAACCGCCTGGTTCTCCGCCTCGATGAACCTGCCCAGTTTCCTGAGCATGGACCATGACATCGTGCCGGAACTCTTGTCCTGCATCTGGCGATAGAGCGATTGCTCAAGGTCCTGAACATCCTTGTAATTGTCGAGCCACCCCACCTGGCCACCGAGATCACGGTACTCCTCAAACTGCTCGCGCCAGTAGTCAGCGGACTCCGGGTCCTTGAAGCTCGGTAACTCAAGGAACCGGCGGATGCCGCGGTGCGCTTTGAAGACATCCTTCAGGATCGCCATCTTCATGTTCTGGGCATCGGTCGAGTTCAGATTGATCATCGCTGTCTGCAGGTCACGCACCAGGTTGGAGACGATGAACTCCGGGTTGTAGCTCGTGTTGACAGCCGACAGGATTCGATTCAGCTTCAGCAGGCTGGTGAACATCCAGTTCATTTCCTGCGAGCTCAGGTTCTTCATCGAGGTCGCTATCCGCATCGCGACATCGCTCTCCTCGTTGAAGGTGATGTGGTAGTCCTTGCCCTCGATCTTCACCCGGAGGACGTTGTCCCTGAGTTTGTAAGTCGGGTCTACTGCGGTGACAACCAGGCCACTCTTCGGGTCCAGTCGCTTCTTGGTCTCGATCTGGTTGGCGGTCCAGAGGTCCGGATTTGGATTCTCCTGCACCATCTTGAGCAGCGTGCGGCCAACCTTTGCTTTCTCTGCCATGACCACCGTCGACTGGTGCTGTGCCACGATGTTGGCCAGGATGTTAGCGGCCATTGATCGGCGCCCGAGCCGGCGCTGATTCAGTTTGCCGCCCGTGTCATAGCCCTTGCCCTTCTTCGGGAAGAACGTCGTGTTCATCGGGCCGTCTTTCCAGCCCTTGAGCGGGACGTAATGGTTGTACGCCTTCTCCCAGGCATCGATCGTTGACTGCTCCTCGAGGCCTTCGTTGACCATGATCTCCCGGTTGCGCGCGGTCATGCTGTCAACCCGGGAAGCGATCGCCTCAAGCTGACTGATGTCGCCCTTCTCCCTGAGCGCCTCCATCGCGAAGGCCGCATCCGCATTGCTCATGCCGGACAGTGCCAGCAGACCAGGGTCTTCTTTGACCCGCTCCTGCTCGCGCTCGCGGAATGAAACATCAGCCTCTTCGATCTCGGCCTGGTAGGTGAGTTCGTAGTCGGCGCGAACGTACTTGTATTTCGATTCCAGCTGGGCGATGCGCTGGTTCTTGCGCGATTCGGCTCGCTGAATCTTCCTGACCTTGGCCGCCTCAATGCCTTCGCGCCGTTTCTTCTGCCGCTCTTTCGACCGGCGCATCTGTGACCGGTACTCGGACTCGATGACGGCCAGTCGCTGGGTATGATCGGCCTCGATCTTGTTGCGCTGCTTGGCTTTGTTCTCGTCTATCCGGATGATGCGATTCTCAAGTTTCGCCTCGGCTTTCTTCTTCACCCTGTCGCGCGCACGCCGCAGCGCGCCGGATCGGTTGATGCGATAGAGCCGGCGGTTAGCCTCAGGTGCATGCCTGGCGTACAGGAACCACTCGACCTCGTCCCAGGTGTACTCGCTATCGTCGATCGCTTCGGTGAGCGGCCTGATGTAGTCCTTCTCGAAGTGATCGACACGCGACTTCACGCGGCCATGGAATAATTCTTCGGCCAGGTAGGTGTCAACCTCCTCGCTGATCGGCCGGCCGGTCTGTAATTCGATCGCCTTCTGCACATTCAGCAGATCGATGAACTTGTCCTGCGCTTTGTAGACCAGGTAGTTCCAGGCGCGACTGGTCTTCGACCCCTCCTCGATCGTGAAGTTTTCGAACAGGTCGCCGGACTCGATGGCATCTGCCCGACCGTTGTACTCGTCGACATGGAATGCCACGCGGTTTCCGAGTTCGCGTATTTGATTCAGCAGCCCAGCCTTGTCGATGTACGCAGCTTCTGCCAGGTAGAAGACCAGCGGCTCCGCATCCGCCTCGGTGATATTGCCGGCACGGATTTGCGCATTCAGTTCCTTGCGATACATTGCGGCCGAACCTGAGTTCGACACACGATCGTTGTTGATCGCTTTCCACAGGTTGGCGAACATGACCGGTGCCTTACGGGCCGGCAGCAGCCCCGGTGATTTGTTTGCCGGCGTGGCGACAAACATCCGCGCCTTTCTGATCAGCCGTTGGATGTCGGCGTCGGACATCTGGACGCCCCTCAGGCGAGCTATGGCAATCCGTATGGCCTCGACCAAGCGCTGGAGTAAGGATGCCTCTCGGGCTGGTAGCTTCTGACCAGCGAGCACACGCTGCGCCCTGTACGCAATAAACTCTTCCGCGGCGATGCGTCGCTGCGACGGGATCCTGACATCCAGGCCGTTCCGCCGGGCGGCTGCCATGACTTTCTGTTTGTGAGATTTCCAGACCTGGTCCATGATCGTGTCGTACTCGGCGCCCAGGATAGACCGCACGCCGTAGTGACCCACCGTTTCGTGCAGGTAGATTTCTACGGCCTGCTTCATGTTCCTCAGGTTGCCGGCGATCAGATAGACGTCGCCGGTCTCCGGGTCGAACATGCCACCGATCCTGCCCTCCATGCCGGCGTGCTTGATCTCGAGCAGTTGCCGGCGTGGCAGGTGCGCTTCGGTCGGCGCGATCTTCACGTTCGGCGACCCCGGATACAGGTCCAGGATTTCGCTGATCACGCTCTGCAGGTTAGCGATTGGCACACCAGCAGCAGGCTGCCGTGACACGGCAAACAGTGACAGGCCATCCGTGATCAGGCGCTCTCGCATCTGGTCAGAGATGTCGACTAAATGGACAGCCTCAAGATCCTCAAGGTCTCGTTTGGCCGCTCCCTCGATCGCTTCTTCTTCGCTGGAGTACGGACCCGTCCACTCATCCGCTTTATTTTTAATGCCCCACTGGTCGCCAACCACGCGCACGGGCGCAGACACAGCCGCATCAGGCATACCCGCAAACATCCTTGCCATTCTGAGGCCTGCATCAATGTCGTCGCCAACACTTCGGGGTTCCCGATCTACCCATCGTTCCCACGACAAACGGGGCAGCAGATCGTTAAGCTCGGCAGAGAATGCTTCCATCGAAGTCCGCGCTCTTTGTGAGTCGGGATCTTCATCGTCTATTCGCCTCGCGTTTTGCGCCGTGTTTTCAAGCCTGGCTACCGCCTCAGGCGTTATCGAAAATGCCTCCTCTTCTGCCAAGGCGATGCCAAGTTTAATAGCGTCATAGACGCTGACATGTTCTGCATCGGTGTCCTCCTCCCATGTTTCCCAGGCATAGGTAGGCAGGACCTCCTCCAGCAATTTCGTGAATCTGTCGAACGCCTCGTTTTGTTCTGTCGATCCCTCGTCAGCAGTTTCCGTTGGCCGTGCCGCTCGTCCCGCAACTTGAACCCTGGAATAATCTTCATCCGAGATTACCGTTCTCGGCGCTGCTGGTGCTTCCACATCTGGTGACTGCCCGACGACCATTGATAAGCCGGTGTCGATTAGCTCAAGCTGCCCCTGATCACGATCGGAAGAGATATCGTCAAGCACGGACATCTGGTCTTCGCTGATGTATTCATATAGCTCGTCAAAGAATGCGGTTTGCGCAGCCTGTTGCCTGACAGAATCCTCGTCAGCCGCATTGCGAGGCCGAGCATTTTCGGCCAGCAGACCGAGTTGCCCCATCTCTCCGTGAGTGACAATAACCGGCGGAGCATCCTCAGCAGCCAACTGCATGCCGTAGGAGACCATCTCCTCCGGGGTTGCCCGATGTGCGTAGTCTTCAAAATTCTCCCATTTCTCAGGCGACAAGATCTGTTGCAATGTATACGTGAAATTGTTCTGGGCAGTGATCTGCCTGTCGGTACCATAGTCTGCTTCGTCGATCGGCCTTGCCGCTGCCGCAAGGTCTGCCATCTGAGCATGTTGGACCCGAGCTACTTGGACCACAGGCGTTCCGGGCGGAGGCGATCCAGGCCACCGACCTACCGTGTATGGACCACCGCGGCCTTCGCTTGTGTCGATCCTGGTGCTGCTCGTCTTTACTCCCTTGTCGAGCTTCTTGACGACCTTGCTGACTAGATTGCGAATCGTCCTGTCGTAGAACGACTTCATGCCCTGACCGCCGACATCAAGATTCTCTGCCGCAATCTCCAGGCTTTCTTCGGTCTCCATGATCTGCTTTGCCATGGGAGTACCGACAACCTCCGAAAGTTTTTTCTTATCGAATTCGGCCTGGTCCGACCCGTCGATCATGCCGTCGGCTGTGACATGAAGCTGTATCGAGTTGCCCATGTGCGGATCCAGCCAGACGATGCGTACATCAGGCCGCCCCTCCAGGGCAGCCGGCAAAACTTTAATCGTGTTGAGTACCCTGCTCAGGCTGTATCGTTCTGCCTGTTGCTCGCCCGTCGTCCACGCAACCGAATCGTATCCCTCTTCAGCCGCAAGGCGCATGACCCGTTTGATCGCGAGCTCAGCCCAGGCGTTGCCTTTGAACGGTGCATCAGGAACGGCTCCCCGTTCTTCCCTTTCAATTCGAGTACGAATCTCCTGTTCCTGAGTCAGTCGCTGATAGCCCTCATCAATGGCAGCATCCTCGTCTGGGAGAACGCCATCCGTAGCAGTGATGTTGACAACAAATTGCCCGACCTTCGTTCTGATTTCCCAGTAGTCGGCCGTGTCGGTAAGCGGTTTCTTGATCGCCTTGAGATCGTCTCTCTCGGGCATGATGCCTTTGGGTCGATCTCGGTATCCGGAGGTCCTGCCTTGCTGGTGCCAGTCGCTCTGAAACTCCTCGACAAACATGATGCGCTCACCGTCTTCACCGATACGGTCGTCAACGCGAATGCTCGCCAGGATGTTCGCGTAACTGCCCCAGTGCGCAGCGTGGTAAGTTTCTATCGGTCGCCGACCTGCAGGCGCTTGCTTGACCGGGGGCGTTGTGGTTGGAGCCTGCAGGGCCGCAAGGCCATAAGGTCGGATGGCATAGGTGATCCGGTCCAGCATCTGGGGAGACACGCCATCAATATAAAACTGAAGCGCCTCGTCTTCCCAGGTGGCGTTCTGATCAGTAAGTCCGATCTCGTAGAGCTTCTTGTTTACTAGCTCCCATGTGTCTTGGCTGTAGCCTGGTGGGAACTGGATCGTTCCATTGACCTTGTCCGGACGCGGCACTGTCTCCTCGGGGGCACCGCTTACGACCGCCACCCCATGCCGCCGCGATAGTTCATAGACCTGATCGTACTGGTCAGCATCAAGATTCTCGAATTCAAATCGTGCGTCTTCTCGTACCCAGCCCCATTCAGAATCTGCGAGAGGCGTATCTTGCAGTTCCGTGATAATTAGATCTGAAAGATCGTCTGTGCCTGGGCCTTGCTCCAGTTGAAGCACCGTCATCGAAACAGGACGGTGGATCTGACTCCTCGCCATCGTGACATCAAGGCCAAGCCGCGCCTCCCAGTCATCAAGCATTCCCAATATCTCTACCGACGATCCTCCGGTCAGGAGATCACGTTGTTCAACATCCATGCCCTCGTTGAATTTCTCGCGCATCTGCCGATCAAGATCGCGAACGGCTGCATCGGTTGGCCATCCTGTTGCCGTACTGACGGTCGGCCTATCAATAGATTTTTCTGGCAGCCTCAGCAGAATCTCGCGATAGTTCTTGCCACCGGGTAGCGATACGCTGTCGCCACCATATTCGGTCCCCAGTGTGGCTGCGCCTGTCGCGTCCACTTTGTAAACGATTCGGGAAAATTGGTTCTTCTGACCTTCGGTCATGCTCTCCCAGGTGACGTACTCATCGCCCTTGTCTTCAATCACCTCCATTTGTTCGTCAGTTAATGTGTTTGCGCCGATGTCATGCACGGAATCCTTTAGGTCCATGACACCTCCGATCTCACCGGCCTCATAGGCATCCTGCACCCGCTTCCAGTCGACATCTTCGGGCATGTCTCCACGCCCCCGACCTCTGTAACCGAGGGTCGTTTCCTCGATCCGCACACCGTTGGCATCGATGAATGCGATCAGTTGGTCCTTGGTTACGGTCTCCTTGGCCCTCAGGTATTCCGGCACTCCGGTCCAGTCAAGTTCCTCCGCCTTGACGCCTGGCATCTTGGTCAGCATGGCCAGCATCTGCTTGCCGGTCCCTTTCTCCTGCTTCAGGTTTCGGGCCGCTCGAGCGAGACCGGAATAGAATCCTGGGAAGACCTCATCCTCGATCGTGGCGAAGAGTGGGGCGTCCCTGCTCATCAGGGCAGCATCGAAGACAGCGATGCCCTTGGGTCCGAAGTCATCCTCGACCATGTACACGGAGTCATGGCCCATGCCCCGGATAGCCTCCAGCACTGCCGGCGACTCGAGCGTCTGGTAGTTGCCCATCTCAAGGCCGACATTGAAGTACTCACGCACATCGTCCATGGTGCCTTCGCCACCCAACCAGGTGCGCTTGCCGCCATGTACCACATCCAGTGCCTGCGCGAATTTCATCAGTTGGGCATTGGTCCTGAACTGCGCCTTCAGCGCCTTGGCATGCTCCGGGTTTTCATAGTCGAACGGGTTCTGCACATGCAGCGTCACCTCGCTGACCGGGCCGAAGGCGCTTGCCGTTTTCTCCGAGGTCGAGGCATGCACGATGCCGGTCTCCCGATGCAGTCTGATCTGCTCATGCTCGGAGCCGCGGTACCACTTCGTGTCTGCCGGCACGCCAGGCACGACAGAGAAGAGCGGCTTGTCAACTGGCGCACGGCTCTGCAGGTCGATTGATTCCTGCAGCGCCTCGTCGTTGATCGGGTTGTAGGTTGCGAGGTCGATGCCCTCGGTTGCTTCGCGTCCCTGGTCTTCGGCCAAGGCCTGCTCGGTTCGCTCGATGCCTGTGAGTACAGCCTTGATGCTCGGCGCGATGACTGATGGTCGGAACCCGAACTCGCCGGCATCGGCAAAGTCGCCGGTCACGGTACGGAATACCGCATCGGACAGGTTGACGTTGTATTCCTGATTGAAAACAGAATCGGGAATCCTGATGCCCATCTTGTCCAGTAGGATTCGCTGGACCCGGAAGGCGACATCCTCCCACTCGATGGCGCGCTGCGCCTGCATCAGTGTCAGCGGCTCAAGCTCGACCTCCACACGCTTCGGCGGCTTGCCACGCTCACCCATCATCGTCCGGCCCAGGCGACCGTATCGCTTCGAATCGCCGTAGCGCTCCTGCATCAGGCGCTCGGTTATTCCATGGGCGATCTCATGGCTGACACGCCATGCTCTGGTATAGGTCTCGTCTTTGAATGACCCATGCTCGGCCGCCGGATCGTAGATCCAGACGGTTCCCTCTTCGTAGTTTTTCTTGCCGAGCCTGGGCAGGCGGAAGTTCTCAGCCTCAAACGAAAACACTTCGATCGTATAGCCGAACTGGTCGGCCAGCCGATCGGTGATTTCAGGGTTCTCTACGACCGGGGTGAGGTCATAGAACTTGAGTTCTTCGGTGGTATCTCTGGTGCGATCTACTGACCCGAATCTTTGGAAGACGGCGTCTTCGGTCGCGGATCGGTCGTCGAGTCGAGCCACGGGTACCGGTGCGGCTGCCCCTGCCCTCGGCCTGGCATCGGCCTTGAGGAAGTCGCGGGTGATGCCTTGCGCACTCTTCCGCCAACCACGAACCCGTTCGAGAAGATCCGGTGGTCCGCGGGTGCCGGCGTAGTCTTCAATCGCCGCTTCAAGTTTTTGGCCATTGGGGTCAGTCTCCCAGTCATGCGTTAAGTAGTTACCCTCAGCGCCGAAGCTGTAGCTTTTTACAACTCCCAGATCGGCTCCGATATTATCCAGTATTTTGTCGATTTTCTCAATGAATTCAGCAGGTTTAAGGCCAGAAACTGTGACGCCCTTCTCATCTTTGAAGTCGATTATTACCAGTTGATCTTCGCCGACCATGCTAAATCCGGCATCCGGGCCCAGCGCCTTCCGCAGGGCATCGAATAGCTCGGTCTCCTGCTCTTCGTTGAGCGGACCCTGAAGATCCCAGTTAATGCCCTGCGTGTACTTTCGCCCAAAGTCTCCGGTCGCCTCGCTGGTCTTGGCCTTGCGCTCTGCCCGAAACCATGGCACTGCATCCTGCGTGTAGATGTACTGCATGATGGTCGAGAAAATATCTACCGTCGGCCTGTCAATTTCAGCGCCACCGACCATGACGATGTTCGAAATCTCGTTCGGGTTGATCATGCCCTGATAGCCGCCGATCGCTGTGGCGGCGTTGTAGAGCGGCACGCCGAGCGCCTCCATCACGACATGCGTATTGTTCTCTGCCAAGGCCTCGCGCTGGCGTCGGCCAAGTTCCTGCTTCTCCTCCCGCGGTAAGGCTTCGACCTGGCGGCCTTCTTTGGTAGCCTTCGACGGCACCGCCTCGTGCGTGACTCTTGCGGTCACGGCCTCGATATGCTCAGCGAACGCATCGACCGGCGTTACTTTGCCGGCGTACGCCCCTGACTTCTTGGCAAGAGAATCCTGCGAACGCTCGTGTACCCAGAGTGCCGCCTGGGCATGGCGTGGCAGCCAGTTCGTTCCATTCGCTGCGTTGTAGCGTGCGGTGGCGTCCTGGAAAACCTTCCGGGCGTAGTCGTACTGAGTACCCTCGACAGTGTCGCCCTTGAACCCAAGATTGCGGACCATCCATCGATCAATTGTGACATCGCTGTCATACAGATTCGTATTGTAGGTAGCATCGTACAGGTTCCGATAGAAGCTCATCACCTTGGAGCCGATCCCAGGCAATTGATTGGTGATCTCTTTGGTCTCCAACTCGCGCATCGTTTCGATGTTGGGTACTGCGGTGGCCGGATACATGCCCGTATCGATCTTCTCGCCCTTAGCGATTTGATATGCCGCCTTGATCATGAAGGTCGTGTTGGCTCCGACACCAACACCCTGCGATGTGGCCGCTAGGATTTTAATAACGTCGTGTATCAGTTCCGGATCATTGCGCGCGATCTCGCGAATCTTCCGCCCAGAGTCCTCGTACCAGGTCCAGGCTTCATCCGGAATAAGCTTCGAGTCCATAAGGATGTCGAATGTTTTCTGTATTTGCCCATCCACGCCGCGCAGCGAGTAGCCGGCCTTCGCCGGCATTCCAATCACTTTCTTGCCGCGCATCTTGTAGCGTTCGGCCGTCGGCTTGGTCTCGTCGATCGTCGCGAATACCGGCGCTTTCTCATAGCCCTCGCGCGTACCCAGCGTGAGCGGGCGCGTGTGTTCCGGCAGATCAAGCCATGCCTTGAATTGAGCAGGCTGCATGGAGATGCCCTCGACCTGCTGATCACGGGCCGGCGCATAGTCAGCCTGGTAAGCTTCGATCGCTGCCTCCAGTGATGGGTAGCCGACCATGACCTTATGCTCGTCGAAGTTCTCACCGACCGCCTCAGCGCTCGGGTCCTTCGCCTGGTTGATCACGTAGACAGTCGGCGTGTTCAGGTCGGGCCCGAAGTAAGCATCGACGCCCTCGGTCGGTTCACCCTCGACAGTGTCGGCACCAGGTTTCGATGGGAAGTAACCGTAGCCAGAGCTCATGACCTGCGACCAGGCACGACCCTGCTCGTCGACGCCAGATCTTGTTTCGCCGGCAGGAGTTTCGATTGCAAGCGGGATGTTGTTCCACGTGAAACGCCCCTTCCGATAATTGCCGCGACCTTTCTGTCTCTCTGTCGCATCAAGATCGGTGTCGACCTCGGCCGCATGGAACGCTGGTTCCATCTGCAGAATTTCAATCGTCGGATCAAGCTCTTCATCACTGACACCGCGAGCGCGGAGCGCTGCCTTCTTGCGCCTGCGATTGACTTCGACCTGTTCCCTGGCTACCCGACGCCGAGCTTTCGGCAGCGCCTTGATTGTGCCGTCGTCATTGATCTTGATCAGTTCCTGCTCTTCAAGCGCTGCGAGGTCTTCGGTCGAAATATCTTCCAGCTGGGAATTGATTACTTTGTCCAGCAGTTCCGTATTCGCCTCAAGGACCTCAAGCGCTTCTGCCTCCTGCGCCTCCTTTGTCATGCTGAGATGCAGTGCGTCCATGTGCTGCTCGTACTTGCTTTCCTCCACGACGGCCGGCGTACTCGCCCGATCGAGCGCCGAGACACTGGCCCCCATGCCACCACCGACACCGAAGCCGATGATGCCGGCATCGACCAGGCGCATGAATGCTTCGCCCATGGTCATCTCGTCGTTGAGAATGCCGACGTCGTAACCAATCTGCAGAGCTTCAGTGATCGGTTCTTGTATGCCCTCGGCGCCGGCACCAGCGAAAATTCGCTTCAACCCGGTGAAATTATTCCTAGTGAGAACACCCAGCGAGATTCTCTCGGTAACCGTCTCGGCAAGTGCTGAAAAGACAGCAGCCGATCTCGCCTGAGAAGGTGAATACCCACGATCCAGCATCGCCCCGTACGTCTCGCCATAGACCTGACTTCCCATGATGGCAGCACCGACCATGGGGTTCTTAGTCAGGATAGTTGCCGCCATCGCCGGACCCATATTGATGAAGGCATCCAGTGATCCAAACGCATAGAATTTCAGGCTGTGCGGCTTTACGAGAAGCTCGTTCTCTTTGAGCTTGCCGGTCTCGGCATCCCAGATATCCTGGGCGATGATCGCCACCGGAGTTTGTGCTGCTACCAGTTCTGTTTCGCCCCGTCCATCAGCAGTCCCGAGCCACTCCACAAACGCATCCACCGGATGAACGCCCTCAGGTACCCGGTCGGATCCCTCCACAAATCCCCACTCTTTGGCGATCCGGTTATTCTCGATTGAATCCTGGATGCGGCCGGTGCCGGTGATCATCTGCTCAGCCGCAGCATTGCGCTCAAGATCTTCCGCGGTGGGCGGATTGCCACCACGCATACCACCGATAATCTGCCTCCTGTATTTCGGCAGTTGGCTGTCTAGCGTCTTTGAAAAACCTTCCCCCCAGTTATCCTCTTCGACGCCCTCCCAGGCCGCATCTTCAAGCTCCTGCATTTTTTGTTTGGCGCGTGGATATTTCTGCTCAAGTACTTCCTGCTTGGACGGCAACCCGAGTATTCCACCACCAGCGGCCTCAGATGTCATCTGCTCCCATGGCCTGGTCTTATATCTTTCCTGCAGTTCCGCAGCCTCTTCTGCGTCTGGACGCCGGATCATTATCGACTTGCTTGCTTTCGGCTGCTCAGACCCGAGCGCCTTCTCGAGTTCATCCAGTTCCTTTGTGAATCCCTCGCCGAACGGCAGGTCCTCACGAGACCAGTTAGCCATGGTCGGCATGCTGGGATCCTGAGCGAACAGGTAACCGCCTATGACCTGGTCGAAGCGGGACTGGCTATGCCAATCGGCGAAGCTGCGCTCCTCTGGCTCGCCACGGTCCTCGGCCTCTTGCTTGGATAGTCGGTACGATTCCTTGGCCCACTTCATGTACTCCGGACTATCGGCCGCTGCTCGCTGCAGTCTCCTGTAACGATCGGGATCGACGTTCTTCAGGTTATGCAACGACTCGCCCAGGAGCGCCTTGCCTTCGTAGCCACTGGCGCCGGCATCCTGAAATTTCTGGTGATTGATGTAGACCGTGGGCTTTTCCGGGTCGTCGTCGAACTTGGTCTCGCCCCAGCGAAAATCGTCGGGTGCGAACTCAGTGCTCGGATCCGATGCGACATTGACACTGGACAGCAGGCGCTGACGCAGGCTCGACTCGGCACCCGGAACAGGGTCCAAGTTCTGCACATCGAACTGGTCACCATAGGTGGCCTTCGAATAATCTCCGAACGCCACCGGCACCTGCTCGCCGTACTTCAGGCCGTTCTCGTCCTCTTCCTCTTCATCTCGAACAGGGAACTGTGCGCCATAAGTCCAAGCCATAATTACCGCACCAGTTGACTCTCAGATACCTTGGTCGCCTTACCGTTCTTCAGCATCCAGTATTCGGTGATGCCGGCGTCATTCGTGATTGCCGTGGCAATTCCCTCGACCAGTCTTGATTCATCAGGGACTGCTCCATCAGAGGAATTGCCAGCCATAAACGAATCCGCATACTCAGCAATCAGCCTGCGCTTCATAGTCAGCCGCTCTTCGGTGTCGGCCAAGTTGTAGTCCGTGTCTTTGAGTAATTCCGGAACAGCAAGCTTGGTCGCGTCGCGAACTGCCTCAGCCCGAGTGTAATTCTTGACACGATTCGCATACTCCAGCCCGTCCGACTTGGCCTTCCAGAGGTCCGTGCCTGTCTTCGGCGTGCCGTCCGGCCATGTGCTGTGGACCGCCATGTACATGTTCATGCGAACCTCACTGTCGAGGCGCCGCTGCTTATTCGCAATCGCGTCCTTGTGGGCCTTCTGCGGCTTGCCATTGACCATGACACGACGGCCTTCATCGGTCTGGGCGTTGTAGGTAAACCAGTAGCCATCTTCTCCGATGTAATTCTCGAATGTTCCGATAGGCTTATCGAGTGCTACCTGCACACGCTGCCGCTCAAGTGACAATCGCTCAAGGGTGGCCGACCGATCAAACTTCTTATCAAGCCTACCTTCTGCTCGCTCCTGGGCAGCAATCCGCCGCTCTTCTGCCTGCGCTAAGCGCTGCTCATGCTCGACATCACGTTGCCTGCCAGTAGCCATAGCCGCCTTGGCTGATCGGCCGACCGCCTCGAATGAACTCAATTCTGCCGGCGCCGACGCCAGGTTCAGCCCGAACTCGAGCAGGAACTCGCCAATCTTTTCTTTCTTGGTACCGCGGGGCGGTGGCCTCCCAGTCTGCTGCTCGTAAAGGTCCTCCACGGACCTGCCAGTATTTTGCTCAAGGAGATCAATCACCTTCGAGATCGATTCGGGATCCGCTTCCTTGTACATGTCGCCAAACCCCATCTGCGGCGGCCCCTCGTCTTTGCGCGGCTTCGGTGCTACGCCAGTCGTCGCCGGCTGAGTGGCCGGAGGCGCTGCTCCTGGTGCCGGCGGTTGCATGAATGGCATATCGAATGCCGCTGGCTGTGCCCCTTGAGCCGTCGCCAACTGTTCTGGCGTGGGTTCAGGAGCAAACGCGCCCGAGTAATCAGTTGCCCCTTGCGGAAAGGCCGCCTGCGGTGGCGCCGCTGCAGGCTGTGGTCCAAACGCCGGCTGCGGCGCACCAGGTGCACCGGGCGTTCCAGGTATTGCCGCTGGTGGTATGCCTTGCCCTGGTCCGGCAAGCGCCTGCAGCGTGCGGGAATTCGCCTCAATCCATTGCTCTAATTGCTGTCCCATGATTTTCTCCTATGCGACTTGGACGGGCTGGTAAGCGCCAGGGGTGTAAGGCTGCTGCGGGAAAGCAGGCGAGTATGGGTCTTGCGGTGGAGGCGGAGGCCCGTAGCCTGGCGCGTTGTATCCACCGCCTGCGCCGGTACCGCCCTGTTGGACCGGATCGATCGGTGTATCGGTTGCGCTCTCCGACGGCTTGCCGCCAAAGAATGCGCTTGCTGCCACCGATGCCACTGAAAGCACCGCATCGAACATGCTCTTCTTGGCGGTCTGCGTCGTGGTCTTGGTGTAGGGAACCGTCGACAACGTCTCGAGCAGCGGACCCAGGTTGGTGATATCCCAGTCACGCGCTTCGATGAACTGCTGGTAATCGAAGTCAAGGCCTGCCTGTTCCAGCTGGCGCTGCATTCCGCCGGTCGTCATCAGGGTACCGATGTCATCCATCAGTTGTCGCTGACCCTGTGCGCCAGTCGCCCGGAACTGCTCGGCACCCCTGGCGAATGCGTCCCTGTCGGCGTTGAACTGTTCACGGGCCGACTCAAAGGCCTGCTGGTAGCCGCGGCCGTACAGATCGCCGATCGCCTCCAGGCCGCCGCGGCGGCCTTCGGCCTCGGCAATGCCGTGACGAGCGCCACCAAACGCGCCCTGCATGCCGGCTCTGCCGCTGATGCCTTGCTGCTGCCTGGCGATTTCCTCGCGAAGCTCGCGTGCTGCCGGATCCAGCGCGCCCGAGATGTAGGGACTCATGTAGCCTTCCATGTCGGCATCGGTAAATGCCGTCGCACCCTGCTCGGTTAGCTCACGCGCCCGCTCCAGGTCTGGCCGCCAGGCACCCTCTTCTTGCATGGCAAGCTCTGCAGCACGCTGCTCCGCCGGGGAAAGATCAGCAAAGCGCTGACCTTCGTACGGCGTGTACTCCCGCTCAGCTATTCCTTTGGCAAGCTCTACCGCTTGCTGACTACCTGACTCAAGCCACTCGGGAATTTCTTGCGTCGTCGTCTGTTTCTTGGTCCTGCTCATAGCGTGGTGCCCTCACAAAATTACCACCGCCATTGACATACCCGAGACCCGTCATGAATTTGTTCTTGAGGCCGGTCTGCTGGCCGCTCAGCATGCCGACAACCATCGGCATTCTGGGCTTCGCCTTGTCGTTCCATGGGTTGATGTCCGCATCAGCCCATTTCTCGACAGCCTTCAGCAACATGATCGCGATATCCGAATCGCGAAACTGCGGCAATACATAGAACCATTCATTGACCAGACCGAAATCAAAACTCCACTCCGCCATCTGGGTCGCATGCATTCCAATAGCGCCGAGCAACCGTCCATCGAGATCGGCAACGTAGACGACTCCGGCCTTTGTCATACCTCTGACATGATCGGAAACCATCTGCTTGCCAAGCTCACCCTCGGGTACGCTCGGATAATAGATAAGCTGGTCCTTCTCTTCTCGAGCCTGGATCAGCATCTTAGTGAGATTGACGACGTCATACGCGACCGCTCTCCGAATAAGCAGCTTTCGTGCCTGCTCAATTTGTTCGCTCTTTTCCATGGTGATACTCCGTACAACCCTGCTCCAAAAAAACTACACCTTCGGTTTCGACTGGTCTTCCAGTCTCAGGAAGCCGTAGATGATGACATCCATCGCATCGATGCCGGTGATGTCATCCCGTACTCTAAGGACCAATTTTTGCAGCGATCCGTTTCGAAACTCCAACCCCCACCTGAATCCGAAAGTGTCCTTGAGATCCAGTACTGGGATAATACCCTCTGAAATGAAATCTACGTTATTCGCAATGAACGCAGTAGTCCCGTCGCCAAAAGACGGCAGGCCTGAACACAGCCGAACAATGTCGAAATTCGTTTGCAATGCGTCGGCAATGTCGACCTCACCCAATTCATCGGTGTAGAACAGCCGCAGTCCGTTGGTCAGCGCAGCGATATTTCCGAAGTTTTGCAGCGACATATTCTGATCGACCACAATGAACGATACCCTGGTGATGTAAAGATCCCTGTCTTGCGGTGCTTCCACAAAAAAATCGACCGGCGTCACGCTGCCGTCTACCAGCATATCCGAGTTGCCCGTCGCCGTTCCATCGTCTGTCAGGAACTGCCGAAACGGGCGCACATTCTGCTGCACACCGAACGGCGGGAACGGCCGTTCGACTACGCTCATCGCGCCTGATTTTTCAACCCCAACCTCAGTGCGCTCAGGGCCGGAACCAATTATCTTGGTTCTGATCAATTACAGATCCTCGTAGTAGCCTCGCATTCCAACATTTGCGATACCCGTTGTGCCGACCTCATACTGGAAAGCGATTGCGGTATCAGGCGGCAAGATTACTGCGTCATCTAAGACGACAAGCACCCCACCACCAGCCCCATGACCGGCTATCGCAGTTTCACCTTGCGAGGTTATTCCGGTCACGTTTTCCTGCAAGGCTTCAGCTTCTGCCAGGATGCCTGAACCGAAATTCAGATTAACTGGCAGTACGGCTCCGCCATCAGATGTTGGCGTACCAGTGACCTTGTGGATCTTCCAGGTTGCTGCGTTAGCGCCTCCAAGACGAGCGAGTTCGACGACGAAGAATCGGCTCTGTGAGGTATTCCTGAAATACGCCACGAACTCTCCGGCTACCGCATTGGCATCCTCAAATATCGAGTTGAAAACCCGCTGTTCATCTCGCGACACATAGAAACTTCGCTTGCGAGATTGCGCGTCAACGAGCGCCCTACCCTGATCGTCTATAAGCAGCTTGTTGCCATCGGCTGCACTTTCAATTTCAAGTCCCATTACAGTGGCTCCTCAATGTGTTGGTCGTTCAGTATTCCAAGATGCAGATTCGTAATCCGAAATTCTCGGAGCGCCGCTTCCTGCTGCGAACTCAAACTTGCTATCCTTGTCGATATTGTCTCAAGCTCGACCAGGACATCAGCATTATCCTCTTTCTCGATCCCTTCAGATGTAAAAACCTTCATGCTAGTTCTGCCCCGGTGATCGTGAAGTCGACCTGGTTTGCGTTGTCTGTCTCGGCCTGGATGGAATCATTGGCAGACAGCACCCACACCTTGCCATCGGATAGCACCTCGGCAAACTCACCTTCCCGCAGGTCAGCCCTCCCGACCTTCCTGGTCGTCGACCCGTCTCGGAGAATATAGACCACGACATCCTGCCGCGCGGAGCCATCATTGAAGACATCGAACGAACGAATGATCGTAGATACCGTCGCGGTGAATAGCGTACCCACCGTGTCCGGAAGCTGACCATCTGCAAGTGACGCTCCAACATAGGGCATTTACATTCCCCACTCGAGGAAGGAATCGGACTCGTCCTGACCCTCGAGGACGGCAATCCTGATTTCGTGATCAGCCAGGGTTATGCCGATCGCGGCAAGCGCAGCCGTCAACCCGGTGATCGCGCTGATCGGGTGCGCGTCAGGTGCATCACGGCCAGGCAGATCGTTGTGTTGAGTAGCAAGAAGCGTCGTGAGTACCGCCTGCGTCGAACCAAACTGACGTACGAGATCGTCGACCAGGGCACGCATCTTGTAGACATCGTAGTCCGGCTCGAACTGTACAGTGGTAAAGGGAAAAGCCATCAGTTACCGCGCCTCCCCTTCCGCTTGAATTGTGCTCGCCAGGTACCCATGCGCCAGTCGTCACCAAGCGCATCCGATTCAATCCGGAACGAGATCTGCCGGCCCTTGATTCGTGGATTCACAAAAGGTGTGGTCGGTGCGATCGTGAACGGTCCCTTGTTGACCACCTCCACACCGCCGCTCGACGGGTAGGCCTTGGCTGTCAGCGACAAGTCTACCGAACCAACGAGCCGCTTGAAATCTGGAATCATCTTCCGTATGAGCGCGTGATAGGTCCCCTCGTCGACATCCATGTCGTAGCTGTCGATGAACGACAGCATTGGCGTGACATTGTTCTCCGGATCCGTCTCGTCGACGCCGGTCTCGTGGATAAAAATCTTGCCGTCAAAGGTGCCGTACGGCTTCTGATTAAACAATGCCGAGCTATCGTGGAAAGCGCTGCGCTCAATCGTGCCGAAATCCCAGACCTTGTCGTAGTAATTGTATTTGACGTAGCGATCATTGGCCTGCGAACCCTCGGCTGAATAGACCCACCAGACCTCCGTGAACAGCTTGTTCACCGATGCGTAGGACTTCCGCCCCTGGTCCAAGTTGATGTCGTCGAAGACCGTGTTGCGGACCTCGCACTCCATGACCCGGAGGACGCCGTCGTACATCAGGAAATCGTCCTCGCCCATGAACATCATGATGCCGTTCACATCGATCGCAGCGTTTGGCCCGATGACGGTGACTGACTGTCCCAAGTGCCGCAGGGCGAACACAAACTCGCCCGAGATGAACTGCATTGCATGCAGTGACTGGTCGGTCATAGTCAGGATATCGCCACGAGATTCGATTGCGGTAATGATCTCAGACCCCACATCAAGCCGGAGATCGCCGGCCGTGTTCGTGGACAACGGAGTCCAGTCGGTGAAATCTTCCGAGCTTGCCCACCTGATCAGCAAGGGGTCTGGGTCTCCGGGCGCTGCAGCCGACCCAGTGCCAGCGCCGAATGCAATCACATGTCTGGCTGTCGGCGAGATCAGCATACGCTCGATGGTGTTCGGTGCCTCAGGAACCAGCACCGCCCTGACGTTTGGGCCACTGGTGCGATCCCAGTGATACAGCGATCGGCCATTCGGCGATGCGAGCAGGTCCTCACCAAAATTATCCAGCGACCAGGTTCTCAGATTGCCGATGATGCCGGCGCCAGCTACAAAACTGCCAACGCCATAGGCGCCCAAGCCATAGGCGCCGGTACCGTAGCCCAGCAGTATCTGGGTGTCTTGCAAGCCGACCTGAATCTCATACGCAAAGTCGACAGTCCCGCCGCCGTTAGCGGTCGAGGTCGGCGGTACCGGAGAGCGGATGATGTACATGTCGTTATCGACGATGAACTCAACCCGGAACTCGTCATTGAGATCCAGACCACCAACGATGTCGGCGTTCTCGAAATGCACAAAGTTGCCAACCGCAAGGCCGTGGGCCGCGTCTGTGACCTGCACAAAGGTCGGGTCATCTCCGCCATCCGGGTCGAACGCCCCGGTGATGTCAGTATCGAATGGATCGATCAGGGTACCTTCTTGAGCGAACGGCGTGATGTCGAACAATAGGCTGTTGTTGACGATGTAAAGCTTCAGGTTGGTGCCGATGGCCAGCCACTTTTGGCTGTCCAGGCTGGACCAATCCCACAGCGCCCTGGACACCCCGAGGTAGCAGGTCTGCACTATATTCTCGGCCGGCAGAATCACCAGGCCATCAGGGAATGCTGCTGGCGCGCCGATGGCAAAGTCCGTGACCGGCAGGATGTCGAGCGAGGTGACGCTGCTCTGATCGCCGTCAGCGCCAGTCAACTGGAATGGCCGGATATCGATATCAAGACCGTCGGCATCTTCAGGCAGCGACTGGGTGAGCATGACCTCGGTAGCAGCCGCAATGTCGAGATTCAAAAACCGCACGATGTAGCTCTGGGTATCGCTCCTGATGAAAGACTCATCGGCATAAAAGAACACGTTCGGCGTGCCGGCCTGGATGTCATCGATCAGGGGATCGGTCAGCGTGAACACAGTCGCACCGGTTGAATGGTTGGCGGCCAGCGAGTTGATCTGCTCCCCGGAGTCTGTCAGCAACCGAACGACCGTTCCTTCGCGCAGGTACTTTGTCACCGCAACCGAGACAACGATGGTCTCCGAGTCTTTGACTCCGCCGCTGTTGACGTTGGCGCCGCCGCCAAACTCCTCCGGGTAACTGATGATAAACGCATCGCCGGCTGTGGCCGTGACCGGAGAGTCCAGGTCGAACACGAACTCATCCTGGAGTGCGGTCGGATCATCGATGGTACGGCCGCCGAGACCGCCGACCAGGGAATCATCGAACAGCCAGACCGGATCCAGATCGAGAACGGTCACCGCACTATCGAGGACGATCGCCGCTGCCCCAGCCGAGTAGCCGGCGTTCGCGCTGCGCTGCTGGCTTAGCTCCTCACTGATGCCGTCGACCTCGGTACCCAGCGAATTAAGCACCCAGCCGCCGAGCTTCTCCGGCAAGCGCTTCCTGAACCTGATCTTGTCGCCATCCTTGAACCGACCTTTCGCGCCACGGTCTGTCTCCTCGGTCATGATGCCAGGGAGAAAATCGAGCGGAATGTCGGGCAGTCGGCTCACGGATTATCGATCTTATTGTGAATCGCAGCGGCCACCGCAGCAGGTTGTAGATCTGGAAGCGCGTGCAGCGCCCGAAGAGTATTGATCTCATCGGTCACCCAGGCCACCACTGCCTGCAACTCAGCATTAGCGTCGAATTTGTTCTTTTTGACTGTGTCCTTCCTGCCTTTCTCGAAGTCTGCAAACGCCTGATCAATGCCGGCCTGGCCAGCGGTGTATGCAACCAACTGGCCATCAAGCTGGCCCTGGTTGCCAGGTGGAACTGGTATTTGATATAGCCGAGTGGCCGGATCAAAATAATGGATCTTGTCCTGGTTATTCGCGAAATTGTTGAAAGCTTCCAGGTTAGCACCCGGTGGAAGGGTCACTTCAGCCATGACTGTCATTCGACTATCTCCATCTCAAAGAAGGCACCGTTCGCTTGTGTCGTCTGGATGCCGGCCTGCGTCAATATGTAGCATTCAAAATAATCGGTACCGTTGCCGGTTGTATTGATGATTCCAGTCTGCGCCGTAACCCAACCGTGATCACTTCCAGTTCCGGACTGATTGTCGTGACTAAAAAGCGGAATCCAACTCGCTTGACCAGGATCGATTGTTCCCGCAGTGGCGCCATTCAGCCTGATCAGAGCATGCTTCACACCAACACTGCTGCCGCCTTGCCCCAACTGCGGATTGAAGGCAACACGAATTTTAATTTTCGTGACGCCTGACGGGACAACGAAGCGGCTGTTCAGCGTCGAAATGTCATGGATGCTATCGGTATCGAAAACCTCCGCATTGTAGGCGACCGCTGCCGCTGCATTCGTTGGTCCGGTGAATGTGGCGTTCGGCGCATCATCTCTTGCCCAAAGAATAGATCCGGTCTGGTACGCCTTACATCCTCGATACGCAGGCTGGCTGGGCGTCGTGGTCGCCAATTTCAGCGGCGTCACAAACTTGGTGTCGTTAGTTCCAGCATCCACCTCAGTCTGATCGGCAATAGCTGAAAGACCTGTCAGAGATTCAGTTGCGGCACGACCCTCGAGCTTCAGCGGACTAACGATCTTGTCGTCAAGTGAACCATCGTCAGTCTCCGCTTGTGTCGCGATCTCAGCGACACCCGCTATGTCCTCTGTCGCCTGGTTCACAGCCGGGAACGCCGTCAGCTTCAGCGGAGTCACGAAGCGCTCGTCATCCGTGCCGGCATCTACCTCGGCCTGGGTGGCGATCTCAGCAACACCTTGCACTTCCTCGGTGGCCTGGGGGACATCGCCGATACTGAAAACGTCATCGGCAACCGGGTCCACAACTACCGCCACCCGTGTCGCAGGCCTTACGATCACGCCCGCATTGGCGACGGTTTTGATCGTCATGTCAAAGCCAGGACTGCTCTCGTTCGATACGATGTAGAGCTTCGAGGTACTCGGCACGATGATCTCTTTGTCTTCGCCAGGGTTACCGGTGAGAGCAATGATCGCGTTCCTTGACTGATCAACATCACCGTTCTGTGAGAGAAGCGTTACCGGATTTGTGGCCGGCGTGACATCGAGGTCCAGGCGAGCAGCGATCGCATCCTCAAGCAGGTCGATGGCGCTTGCGTTGTTGATGTCGCCCCAGATATTCTGGTTGCCGCCAGTCTCCTGAAGGACGAGCCGTAGTAATGATGTGAATGTGTCAGCCATTAGCCTGATGTCCTTATGATTGCGAGGGTCGGATCAGTCGGGTCCGGAAAGCGCACAGTAAATGTCCCGTTGTTGATGGCGCGGGGCGTTCTAAAACTGATGACCCACATGACCTTATTCTGCTGTGGTCCTGCTGTAGTGTTATAGATGACGGCGCCCAGCGCTGCCTCAGGATTTGATGGGCCTATTCCCCAGGTCGCTCCTGGCCCGAAGACCAAGTCAGCGAAATCGATCGATGGCCGCTCCGGTTCACCCGGAGTGTAGATAATTGTCTGCGTCAGTTGCTCGCCGCCGGCTGTGTACCCGTTGCCGACAAGCTCGTCAGTGATCGATGCCTGGTCATCGACGGTTACCGGATCGATATCCGCCAGCGTCGTGTACATGGCAAAAAACAGCACATCGTTCCTGACATCATGGATGCCCTCGATGCACTGATCGTTGAGGAACTGGAAGGCTGTGCCGGTTTTAATACTCATCAGACCAGACTCGTCGTTTTAGCTGAGGATTTGACTGGACTATAATCGCCGCGCCACTGTCGTCGGAGCTCGAGCTTTCTCGCCGGCATCACTTCAGTGTAGCTCTGCCGCCATGCCTCAAGGTCTGCGGGATCGGAGATCAGGAACTCGTCAGAGGCGATCAGGCAAGCGTACAAGAGCAGATCGCCGGCATTGTCACCAAGCCATGTGTTCTGGTTACCCGGCGCCAGGGCGTCAGGTGTTTGTATCTGACGCAGTTCGAAGCCATACGCGAGGTCCGGTGGCGGCACCACGAAGAACTCGGTCTCGGTAAACTCAGCGTAGTATTTCGGTTCGGCCGTCGCGGTCTCATCAGGTTCGAAGTCAAGACACCACTCGTAGGTCCTGCGCTCAAGGTAGCGTCTCAGTCCAGCTGAGCCAGATGTTGGAAATGCCTGAGTCGGAGCCGTGAAATTGGCTGTCGTGTATCGAGCCGTGCCGACCGTAACGCGAACTTCATCGATAATCGCATCTGCATCTGAGGTGTTTGGACTCGCGCCACTGTTATTTCTTGAGCCGATGTTGATCGCCACCGCTCCGGTGCCTCCGATCGTTATTCCCGTTACATCAAATGTGGCACCAGATTTCACGCCATCTACATGCGCGAACAGATCGTTGCCTAGCCGCGTGATGGCAATGTGCTGAAAAGTGCTGTTCGGACCCAACGAGCCAAAGGTCCTGAAGACATTAAAACCGCCGCCTGCAGTTGAATAATTAAACGTCAAAGAGCCGTTTGCACTTTCCACTTGCCAGTTCGTGGTCCCGGTACCCCCATCACCGTGATTGATGTAACCATGGCCGCCAACCTGGTCAAATGTGTTGATCTCCATCTCAATCGTGAAATCGCCTGCGAGTACCGGAAAGGCTGCATTGTGAGGAATTTCGAGAAAGTCCAAAGGATCACCAGTATCGGCATCGAGCGCCGCTGTGCCGAATTTTTTGATTAGAGTCTTTAAGTCGATGGCTCCCTGGAAATTCACTGTGTTATTGAGTATCGAGTCATCGACCGCAACCGTGGCGCCATTCACACCATCCATGCTCAGCAACAGCACTACGTCGGCAAAGTCAGCATCAGCACTAGCGTTAGGATCTCGGAGATGCAGCGACCTGGTTCCCTGCCAGTCCGATGGCTTGATCGCTTGCTCGTACTGATCCGCTGTCAAAGAGCCTGTGACCACCCGGTCGAAGATTTCAAAGTTCAGATCAGTTGCCAGGCGACTCTCGCCCATGGAAACGATCGTACTCTGATTGTCGATGAACTCCTCACTGCTCTCCTCGAGCCAGGCACTGAGGGCCGCGATCAGGTCGTCGTAACTAAATGATGTCGATGAAGGCATATTAAATTCTCATTAGGGCGCGTCGTACAGATCGTACCGCCACGCCGAGCCATTACTAGCGCCGCCAGTCGGCCATGTGAGGTACAGCTTGAAGCCGCCCGATGGGTTTGCCCATACGAACAGCGAAAGTAAGGCTTGGCTTAATGGAGTGACCGTAATTCGTTTGCCACTGTAGACAGCAGTGTTCACATCGTATGCCGTGCTTAAATCGTACTGAGCAACACGAAGCGTGCCGCCATCGTCACCTAGTACAAAGAGCTTGCTTCCATCAGGCGTGTATATGATTCCAAGTAGTCGAGTTGCAAACTCGCTGCTCGCATCTAACGCTTGGCCTTGAGACGTAGCAGTGCCCGCATCTCCCGCCACGCTCATCTGATAATGGTAAATCGCACGGTCGCCAGGGTCGATAGACTGTACGAATAGATTCAAATCGTCGGGTGTTACGACGAAAGAAACGGGTGACGTAGGAGTGCCGATGGCTGCCTGTCCTGATACACCTGTCAAGACTTCCGGGTTCCCGCCAGCAACCTCGCCAAGTTCCGTAACAGAGAACGGATCGGCCGACATAAAGAAGTCGCCTGTAGTACTGACCGTGCGTATCTTGTAAGCCTTACTGCGATCTTTATTTAGTGTAAGACCCCGCTGGAATTGGGTATTTGCACCCCATTGATGGGTGAGTTCAAATGACAACGACGCGAGATTACCCGGCGTTGACATGCTGTATTGCCATGTCTCCCACGATGTTGACCTGGAAAAGTAGACTCTGTCTCCGGCGATATTGAAAATCGGAGTCAGGTGGTTGTTGCCAGAAATCGTGAAAGGGATATCAGCGGTCGTGAGGGTGTAGGCGTCAATATCCGGGTCTGGGGCTGGTATATCATCCACCGCATCAATCGAAAGACACCTTATCGCGAACCCGGTGAACAGCGTGTCCTCTGGTCGAAACCTAAGCGTTCCACCTGACAGATCGCGTTCCGGCGCCGGTCGCCACAGCGTCACCGGATCCTCGATCTCCGGCAATGATTCCTGCGGGTGCTTGCCTTCGTACCAGGCCGGATCCACCACCAAGCTCGGGTAATAGCCATCGGACGTCATGTCCTTCAGCAGCATTTTCCTGCCGGACCTGGCGCATTCGCCTACCGCAAATTTTCCCTTGGCGTATCGCTTCGGCACGTATTCACCTCAGCATCCGACGTCTGGATCCACCGCTACCTAAAGCTCGAGCCATGCCGCCTCTGCGGGCCGGCGGTCCCTGCCTGCCAGCAACCCGCTGCGCAACGGCTTGTCCTCGTGGCGGAGCAAGTGCCGCAGGTGCAGCCGCTCGCTGGCCCATGACCTGCCTTCTGGCGCCGGCTGTTGCCTCCTGCAATGCCGGCGTGCCGCCGCCCCGACTTGCGAAGCCGAACGTGCCGGCTGGCGGCCGTGGCTTGCCGGCAACCGCGCCAGCCGTGCCAGGACCTCGCCGACCTGCCGGGCCACCCATCACTCCACCTCTCGGCATCCTGCCACCAGGAACAGCAATCTGTGCCAGACCTCTTCGTGGCTTTCCACCGCCTGGAGTCATCACTGGGCCTCGAGGACCTCGGGTAGGACCAGAAGGACCACGCTGCAGCTTCGGACCAGGGTTGTATCGACCTCTGGCTTGCCCAGCCGCTTTGCCAACCCTGCTCAACATGCCGCCCCTTGTTGGACTGGGAGCGCCACCTGCCTTGTCCCTGGCTTGCTGAAACGCTCGGCCAACCATGCCCGACCTGCCGCCCCCGGTTGGATTCCCACCTCCACGCCTCGCCATTGCAGAGTCGTGCATAAGATTCTTCATTGATCGTGACAGTGCCATTACGGTCTCCCGTGTAATCTTGAGTAGTTCGCGGACACGACAAGCGGCGCCGTATCTCTGTCCTCGTCGTGCGCTAGGGTCCACTCTTCCATGGCCAGACCCTTGAGCGCAGCAAACTTTTGCTCGTTGTATTTCAGTGCCACCCTGGACGCCAGTTCAGCCACGAAGGCCTCCTGGAATCTGAATGGAATATCGAGCGTGTTCTGTGCGTTGCCGACATCCTCCGCCTGCTTGTAAACATTCATGATGATGATGTCGGTGGTGTTCTCGCCGGCCAGCCAGAAGAACACCTGGACGTTGTTGACGCCGATATCGGTATCCCGACGCCGATCCACGAAGTATCTGTCCGGTCGCCCGATCAGGTTTTTGTCATGCAGGACCAGGTAGTCCTCTCTTGAGATCGGATAAATCTCGGTGTCAACGCCATTCCGGCGAACCACCGCAGACTGGACCTCGATCGTACCCACCGGCAAATCGAAGCTCACCTCACCGGGCGTAACCGTGTGCTCAATTTGTTCGAACGTCCACTGCCTGTGTCCGCGGTTCGACCAGGATGAAAGCGCGAAGCCGGCCGATCGCCTGATCGAAATGATGTGCTCGCCCGTGATCTCCTGCAGGTTTATGCCGGCGCGCTCGACCGCCTCGTCGCAGATCACCGCGAGGTTCGGATCGAATAAAAATGAGCCTGTGGTTGCCATCGTTATAACCTCAGGCCGCTTTCAGCGCCGGCCGGACTGTTGAGCGGCGTGCCATTGACCTGGCCTGGGCCAGAATCTTTTGTCGCTCCAGCCCCGGACGCTGTAACCCCAAAGCCAAACTCTCTGAGTTGCCACCTGTGCAGCAAGCCATGGACAATGGCATCGACTCCACGCAACGTCCACATGGTTTCGATCTCAGCGGCCGACAGGGCACGATCATAAAGTCGTACGTCGCCTACACGCGCATTGATCTCCTGCTCTGGGCTGGCAGTCCCATTGACAGCGGCAATGCTTGTCGCTTTCGCGCTGCTCACGACATTGCCTGTCTCCGCTCCCGTAGCATCCAGCGCTCCATCGATGTAGATTCTTTTGTTCGCACCATCGTAGGTCGCTGCCACGAATCGCCAGCGGAAAAGCTGCCCGATGCTGGTGTTGCCTGTCAAACGAACACCACCAGACCCAGTGTTTAATACGAACTCTATGTCTGCTGGCCCGGTGCCGTCATATCCTAATGACCATTCCTTACCGGCATCAGCGATAGTGTCACCCTTACAAACAATTGCCGTCCTATCAGGACCACGCTGGTTGAGAAAAATCCAGAAGGTGATCGACATCGCTCCACTAAATGCCGGACTCAACGTACCCAGATCAATCACCTCATCCTGTGCTGGAGGAGTGTTGACACCTGGAAAGTTGGTAGACATTAGCTGAATTCAATCGTGAGATTCAGCAATGCCCAGTCATCAACAAGCTCGGTACCGCCTGTAGGATTGATTCTGGTCAGTTCAAACTGCGTCAGTTCTCCTGCCGTGACCCCCAGTGTCGCCAGGGTGATGGTCTGCGAGTCCACCTGGAAAAGATTGTTATTCGGAATGTCGATGTCAGTGAGTTGCGTTCCAGCACTCCACGAATCGACGGCTAAATTGTCCCGAACTCCACGCTGATACAGATTGAGTCCAACAGTACGAGCGGCTGCCGGCGCTACCACCGCCCTGGACTGCAAGCCAATTATCAGATTGGTTGCCCCGGAAGGAACTACCATCTCAAAACCGACACCCTCCTCAGTCGTATCATCGAACAGCCTTACGGTCAGGCCGGCGTTGATATTGTCGGCAGCGGCAGGCGCTAACGCATTGACAGCCCAGTCCGAATTGACCGGGTTATCCAACTGCAATGGACCGAATTGAAACAGCCCAGCAGTAAGTAGAGCAGCACTGATGGCATCATCGATCGCACTCTGAACAGCACCGCTGGTGAGTTCTTCAAGGCCTCCGCCACCGAGAGCCATGACTTAAGCTCCGTGCGAGGCTTGGACAACCTCGAGCGACACATCGTCGCCTGTCAAGACCGCATTCGACTTCAGCCTAATTGCCCTCACCGGAAACGCCAGGTTGCCTGTCACATCCGCGGTCACGTTCACCATCGTGTCGTGATCGAAGATATTGATGTCAGGGAAGAACAGATCAAACTCACTGCCGAGCCACGAGCCAACCTGTGGCTGCGGATCGTTACCCCGGCGAGCCAAGATGTTGGACAATGTCAGTTCGACCGTGAGGTCGGCTGTCGCTCCACCTACGGCGATACCCATCGCTACCTGGAAGTCAGTCCGCAGATAATCAAGCGGCAGCCAGTTGCTCGAGACAATCGTCGCTGTGCCAACCTCGATGGCTCCGGTCGTATCGTCGTCGACCCTGACCGAGGTCACCGTCGTGAAAGCCTGCACCGTTGACACAGTGCCAGTATCCACACCGACAACCGCCTCGGAGCGGAAGTTTCCTTTCTCGTCAGTGCCTTCGACTATAAACCTGCGGGCCGTCTCATCGGCGGCCGTAGTGATCACGACCTGGCGTCGGAAATCCAGCGTAACCGGATCAGCCGTGAGCGTCAGTTCCTGAATACCACCAGCGGCTGGCGTCTGAGCTACCGCAATCAGATCAGCATCAGCAGCAGCGTAGGGCGAGATTGTTAATACTCTTGGCCTCATGATGTGGCCCTCCTATTCGCTGTGATTAGATCGCTGACGGTACGCGCTGTCTCGAGTCGGTGTAGTTCTCGCCGATGCCCTCTTTGGTGAGATCCGCCAGATACATTACCTCGATGTCTTCAGTGAGGGCGATAGGCAGATAATCCGCACGTTGGTCCGCGTTGATCGCAGTTTGCGTAACGGTATTGCCGGGATCGTAAGTGCCAGTGATCACAACGATATTACCCTCAACAGCAAGGTGCATTTGTCCACGAGGGAGAAAAGTTTGTGGCCAGGACAACGCTCGCCTTCTTAGGCCGCGAGGTCCGGTTTCGAGTTGACCGACAGAAATGACAGCGGCTGTATCGGCATCGACGATGACGCGATCGATCTTGGTGAAATGCTTAATACCCTCGACCGTGGTCGTGTTCGGGCCAGTGATTTCTTCGGCCTGCGGTCTGCCGTTGGCATCACGGCCAAGGACCGTGAACAGCCTGCCGTTATCGACTCCCGCTGAGGTGATCGACACACGACCGCAAAAACGCTGAATGCCAACACCATCGACAACACCAGTGCCGTTGATCAGCAAATCCTGATCTGCCGTGCCAGCCGCTGGCTGTTGGTTGGCCGCGTGCAGTTGGGTGTCGCTCCCGCCGCCCTGAATAGGCTCGACAACCATGACGCCGATGCGTAGTCCTCGCATGGTGTTGTCAAGCTCGTCGCCCATCCCGAAATTAGAATCACCGAGATTAAAGGCAACGCCGTCGCCGGCCAGTATTTGTGATGCATGGGAAAGTGTATGTTTACTCATGACAGCCCTCCTTAGGGGCAGCGGCGCTTTTAAGCCGCGTCAGTTGTCGTAAAGGTCCCGGGGAGACCATTCCCCCCGGGAACTGTTTCCTACTCGTGGTTACTTGCTTAGGTACCACCTCCTGGTGATCCATAGGCACCACGCCAATCAGACCAGCCGTAGCTGTAGCGCTCACGAGCCTTGTAGCGCAGGTTGCCAGTCTCGAAGTCGCCTTCGATTCCTCGCTGCACATTCTTGCGCACAAAATGCTTTGTGCCATCAGGGCAATCGGTCAAAAGAAACCAGGCATCCGGATCGGTGAATCGGTGATTCACGCAGAACCCGTCGGCCACTGTTCCCAGTGTGTTGATTGCATTGATGTCGTTATCGCCTGTGCCGGTTCGATATGGCGACTGCAGGATTCGTGTTGCCACGAATTGCAGTTGCGTCGGCACCGCCATCTTCTTGATCTGACAAGCGATCGGGATTCCCCGATCATCGTCAAACTCAGAGATGTCAATGGCTGCTTGCTCCAATGAAGCCTCGGACAGATCAGCCGCGACTGCCAGGGTGTTAGCCTGGACGCCACCGCCGAACTGCGGATGCGATGCACTAAACAGCGGCACACCGTCGCCACCTGGGAAGGTAGCGTCGAAGCCGTTGTTAAAGATGTCCGCACCCTTAACTTCTTTGGTCTGTTGCAGTGAGCGAGCGAGCGCTCGAGCGTATTTGCTACCGATAGAGCCGTACAAGCCGTCCTCTTCAGCTTCCTCGGTTATTGAGAAAGCCAATGCGATCGTCTCATGCGTATATCGGGCAACGTAACTCTCAGCCCCCTCGTCGTACGCGACACCCTCACCTTCAGGCTTGACCGGTGCTGCGTCGAAGCCAGCGAGCAGGACATCTTCCTCGAAGGCCTTGACCGACCGTTCGATTGCGAAAAGATATTTCCACTCTTCGGGGTAGCGTGCGTACTCCATGCCAAACACCGTGTTCAGCCCTTCCTGTAGCTGCTTCCTAAAGTCAGCGCGATTCATAGCCATGTTGCGTCTCCCTTAGATCGCAGTTACCGCGGCTCTGTTCTCATGTTGATCTATGAGAACCAGGGCGTCAGCAAACTCGCCAAAGTCGTTGTTGACCGCGGGGCCAGCAAGCCCCAGAATCTTCAGCGTGCCTGTCGCACCAATACTTCCTTGGCTCAACTCGAAGGCACTACGACCTGTGAAATCATTCCCCGCACCGACCAAATAGTCGGCCTTTTGGCCAACATTCGCTGCGATCAGTCCGGGCGAGCCTGATACCTGGATCACGAATCTCATATCCGGATCGTCGTATACCAGAGCCTCTACCGGGCTGCGGGGGTCCTCTTGTACTACTGTGCCTCCAATCCATCGAGGCCGGAACTGCTGTTCGCCATTGCTATCGACGTAGCGCACGCCTGCGAATACGCCTACGGCGACATCGCTGCTTCCACAAACATCAATAAAAGCTCGACCATTCAACGCACTTGCGTCACCCGTCGTCTTCACCGGATCACCGGAAAAGATGTCGTTTGCGTGCTGGTCAGCAATGGCGTAAGCGGTCAACCTGCCAGGTGTACCGCCCGTTCCATGCCTTCTTGGGATGAGACCATTTGGTCTGTCCACGTTCATTCGGATAAGCCCTCCGCTATATCGTCATGAGGTTAATTGATTAAAAGTCGTCGTCGGCTGCCTCTACTTGCCTGGCTGTACCTTGGGCGACTCTTACCCTGGAGCGCGACGCTGACCGGATGTTTCCAAAACCAATGTGGTCCTCGCTATGCACTCCCTTGACTTGCCGTTCGACCGCGCCAGTTTGCCGAGCTTGCTTACGCTTGTAGAAGCGTTCGCGTTGCTGAGCGACACGTTCAGGCATTTCCATCAGGATCAAATCCTCTGCGCCGATATAGTCCCCGTCGCCCAGGCTGTCGTGTTGGATGATCGGCAGTGAAAGACCACCCATGGCCGAAGCCTTGACTGGTCGCCATCCCTCACGCATTGCCTTCCTCAGGCGAGCGGTGTCTCGGACGTTTCCAAGACGTATCCGAATCCAACGCTGGACCATGCCCGGCCTTGCCGGCGGGGCTTCCAGGTCTGACGGCCTGATCCACTCGGTGACCTCGTTATCGAGATCGGCCGTGTAGTCAGATGCCGCTGCTTGGTCAGTGTTTTCATCATGCGGTGCCTCGTGCCCGGATCCGGCTGGATGCACCATCTGATCGCCAGTGTTTCTCTGGCCTTGCTTCTCGGCAGCCTTACGCTTCTCGAGCGCTTTACGCTTGCCATCCTGCATTCTCTTGACCGCCGCCTGCTGGGCGGGAGTCCTTTCTGGTTTCTCTGCCTCGGCTACCTGGGGATCAAATTCCTCAGCAGCATCGACATCGACATCAAACACGCTGTCGCCTTGTCCAGGTCCCGTCATGACGCTCTCCTTTCTGCATCTCGCCTGTTGGTTTCGGCTACCTGCTTGGCGTACTCGGCGCAATGCTCAGCGTTCTGGGGATCCAGATGGAACCTGACCATGTTGGCCTTGTGCGCTGCAGTCAGCACGACCTTCGAACCACCACCTTGACCGTTGTCGCCGCGCTTCGTGCCACGCCGCTGCCCGCCGGCACCGCCGGGTTGAGCAACTGGTGACTTGCGGCGGCCCCTGCCCGGATCCGGCTCGAGATCAATATCGATATCGTCCGGATCTGGCTCACGAAGGCCTTCGTACTTCTTGTCAAAGTTATGGTTGAAACGAGTCCAGTAGGCTTCGCTGTCCGGGTTGAAACCCATCCCAACGAGCTTTTTGTCAAGCTTCCTGGCGTACACAACAGCATCTTCATGATCGGGATCGGACCACCATTCCTGGTTGTCCCGAATGAATTGCATGGCGCGTTTGTTTACTGGCAGTTCGCCAGCCCTGTCACCCTCCAAGTCCTCGATGATTGACACAGAGGCCTCAGCGGCAGCCTGCTTGGCCTGCTTCTCGCTGTTGAGTGCGATCAGGTCGGAGTTCAGCTTGGACTGGGCTTTGGTATCGCCTTCCTCCATCGCTGCTTCCATCTCTTCAGTCAGCCGCGTTTCTTCTGCAGCGAACTCATCTGCGATGGCGTCGATTTGCTTGCCGGCCTTGAGCTCCGCAACTTCCTTCTTGAGCGCGTTGACCTCGCCGGCAACGACCTCGCTGGCTTCCTCGAGGTCCACCTCCAACTGATCTACTTTGCGACGGTCCAGTGCTTCGCGTCGCTTGTCCTTCGGGCTACTGTCCCGATCGCCTGCGGACGTTGCGTCGGCATCGTTATCGGCAGCGCTCACAGCTTTCCCGGGGTCTTCCTCATCAAGGTCGACCTCCACAAAAGCCTCGTCTGGATTCTCAGGGTCCTCGACCATGTCCCCAAACCCAGCGGCAGATACCGGCGTGTTTTCACGGCGGATATCTTCGAACTCGTAGTCGAATTGTTTCTTAGGCATGCTGCCCTCCAGCGGCCTGTGCATGAAACTTACAGAGTCACGCGCGCGTTGTCACGATGATTAGATCGCTAACGTGTCGAGTCTCTCCGGCTCATCGGTCACACCCCATACTTCGGTGTCGGTGATTAGCACGAACTGCAGGCCGTCAATCGTTCGAAAACGAGTGCCGGCGTTCTTGTAGAACACTACCTTGTCGCCCAGCTTCGGGTTGTCCTCGCGACTGAGCCGAAGCCCCGCGCGCGTGACAGCCTTGAAGGCGAGCTTCCCGTGTGCAACGACCATGCCGACGTACGTCAGGTACGATTCGATGTCCGTTGTTTCACGCATGAACTTGAATCCCCACTCCGTAACGTCCTCAGGCTCGCGAATCATCACGAGCAGGCGCCAATACTTCGGCACCATTGGTACATGCGGAGCGACTGGCGTCTGCCAGGGTCTTAGGAAATTCCACAGCCTCACTTGCCAGCGTCTCTGGTTTGCGCACCATGCAGCGATCTCGTCGTATATGGCATTAGCTGCCTTGGCTTTCGTGTCTGATGCGACGACCAGGTCAACGACTTGTTCAGCAGTTTCACTCATGTCGGTAGTTCCTCCAGTTCATCCTCGTCGACATCATCGTCCGAGAGTTCCACGATCCAGGAACGCAAATCACTGAGCTCCTGGTTGGCGCCGACCTTGCGCATGTACTTGCAATACTCGAGGCCGGAGTCCATTGCATCGTGGTTGTCTGAGACCTTGCTATCGATGCGATTCAGAATGTGCCGTTTGTTCAATGCATATAGCCCTCGTGACCAAGGCGGTGGCGGTTACCAATCGGATGCGCCACCGTCCCCGGTCTTTTGGTTTTTCCCCATGGCACCGATCGCGCCGTCATTAGATGACTTCGCTCCGAATCCCATCGTGTTGCGAGCCATGCTCGGTTTGCCGTGATGAAGCTTCGACTTCTCCTCGCCTGACTCGCCCCCTCCTTGGATGTCGGTACTTTTGGACGGTTTCTTATCCGGCCTGCCTGCAGCTTTCTTATGCACAGCTAGTACCCCATCTTCTTACCGTGTCCGGGGTTGCCCCCTTTCTCGTTTTCCATGCCATCGCCCGTCTTCTGGGCTTTGCCCATGGTGCCGTCGGCGGTGTCCTGCCCTTTACCGGTCATAGCATCGCTCACTTTCGTGGCTGACCGGCCAGCGTCCATGTCTGGTGATGGCTGTGGATGCTTCAGGTATGTGGTTCCCATAACCGAAGTCCTCCTTGTTGCGCGCTGATCTTTGCCGGCTCAGCGCTTACCGTACTTCTCGCTGCAGCAACTCGTGGATCGCCTGTTGCTGTCCCTGACCTCCGGCATACAGTCGCCTGATGTAGGCGAGCAGTTCCCGAAAGCCCATGTTCAATTCCTTCGCAGCCGCTGCGAATGGCCGTGGTTGTAGCGGTGGCCGCACTCCTCGGCGTTGCAGGAATGCCCTCGCCGCTCTGATCTCAGCTGGCGTTGGCGCTTTGGCCACTTGACTTCTTCTTCGGCGGCCTGTTGGTCTCGCGTTCCGGAGTCCGTGACCTGCTCGACGGTGCCTGCACTAACGCTCTGCGTTTAGCCGCAGCGAGCTTTTCCTCGCGTTCGATGTCGGCTGCGTTTTCGGTGTTCTTGCGTCTCTCCTCGGCCGTGAAGGCCTCCTGCTTCTGCACCATCTCCTGCGCATGCTTGTCGGCTGCCTGGCGCTGCTTCTCCTGGTGCTCGGCTTTCATGCGCTCGAGCTTCTGGATGGTCTCAGCGTCCTTGGCGTCCTCGATCGCCTTGGCCTCAGCCTCTTCAGGTGAAAGCGGCGGGCCGCCTCGCTCTTGCTCTTCCTGCTGCTTCTTCTGCCGCTGCTTGGCAGCGATGGCCTGGCTGAGCATCTGCTCGATCTCAGGTGGCAGGTCCTCGGTCTCGGCCTCGTCGTACAGGTCGAACGGTGGCAGGTCCATGCCCAGCATCTGCTCGACTTCCTTGCGGTACTGGCTGACCAGGTGCTCCATCTTGTGCGACATGAACACCGGCTCGACCTGCTTCCATAGGTCCGGATCACCGATCGCCATCATCTCGGCAAATGTCTGATGTACCGCCATGTGGGCATCATCGTCTTGGGTGGTCATCACCTGCACCGGCAACCCGGTGGCCATCATCTGGTTCTCGCTGACTGGGTCCAAGTTCTTCGGCGCCGAATCCTCCGGCAGTATCTTGTCGATCTCGGGTACCTTGAGCGCCTGCAACATGCGACGGTGCGCTTCCTTGCGGCCCTTCTCGCCGTACAGGTCAGGTGCCGACTCGACAAGCTCAAGCACGCCTTGCGATTGGGCGATGCGCTGCACGCTTGAGAAAATGTTCGGGTCCGATACCGGGATGACGTCGACGCGGCCATCGAAGTCCTGCTTCAGCACCACCTTGCTCTCGCCGCCAAGCTCGTACGGGTACTCGTCCCGATCCATAAGCTCGTAGTTCAACTGCGCCATCAGCGAAAGCTCTTCGCGCAGCGCTTTGTGCAGGCGCTTGTGGATGGCTGACTGCGGCTTGCCGGCCTGTTCGATCAGCGCCAGTGTAGTGCCGACGGGTCCGCGGTTGTCGGCGCCACCGGTAATGACCTCGGTGACCCCCATGAATTCCTTGCCACGCTGGATCAGGTTCTCGTAGGTAGTGGCCAGGGCTGGGCTTGGCTCGTTGACCGGCAGCGGCAGGAACGCCTGCTGCAGGTCCTCAGGTGACATGTCGATGTCGCGGAACTCACCCAGCGTGAAGCGATGCTCGCCACTTATCTTGGCTTTCTTGGACTTGAAGCCACCAGGGAGATTAGATAGTGCTGCTGTATCAAGTATTGCGCGTAGAGATCCAGACGCTGCTTTCGCCAGAGCGCCGATGATATGGAGATACCCGAAACCATAGAAACCCAGACCAGGCAGGAACTTGTAGTGAGAGAACCAGACTCGCTTGCGGTACTTCTGGTCGCCTTTCTTCCAGTTGCGCCGGACTGACAGGACCTCACGGCTCTCCTCCTCGATGGTGACGATGTATGGCGGCGCGATGTCTGTGTCGCCGACCTCCGGATCCTCGAACGGCATCTCATAATCGATGTGGTACTCGTAAAGCTTGTAGACCTCGTCGTCCTCGTGGACCACCGGTACGCGATCGTCGGCCACATCCTCCATCGTGTCATCGGCAAAGCTCACGTTCTTATCGGACGCGATCTGCGGGCTGGGGATCAGGAAGGCATCGGCCAGGAACTGCCCGTCGACCTGCGCGCGCTTGATGTTGTTTCCTTCCATGGTGTATTCATGCGCGTACCTGGTCGCCGACTGCAGGTCCTTGCAGTAGTACGGCACAATGAAGTCCTCGGCCGTCACGTACCGGGCGGTGGTCATCTCCGTGACCGGGTCGATGTAAATCTTCTTGAACGCCGATCCCGACATCGGCAGGTAGAACAGCATCTGATCAACGTCCCAGAAGTAACCCTGGTCCTCGACCGTCAACTGGTAATTCATGTAGTCCTCGAGGCGCTCGGCTTGCTGCTCTTTCTCCTCGGTGACCTCGCCCAGGATGGCTGCCTTCACTGGGCCGTCGGCAGGGAAAAGCTCCTCGATCGCTCGCGACTGGAACTGCACGACTGCTTCGCCAATGAGCGGGTCCGTGACGGTAGCAGCGCCGTCGAACGGAGTGTCAGATTCCGGTAGGTCCTTGAGACCGAGGAGCTCAAGCCCGTCCTTGATGCGGCGGAAATGGTGTTCGCGGACTTGCTTGTCCAAGACGACGTACTCAAGGAACTGGTCGGCGATGGCGTGGCGTTCGGTACTGGATAACTGGTCAGCGAGATTCGCGTGCCAGTCCGGATCCATCTCTGGGGCTTCGAAGGGTACGGCGTCGTCAGGCTCAAGATCGACGATCGTGTCTTCACCCTGCTGGGTGATTACTGCGCCATTCGCCCGTTGAACTTTTGGTTGTGTTGCTGGTAGCTCTTCAACAAACGAGCCAACGTCTTCACGCGCCATCGCGGTCGCCCTCCGCACCGGTTTCGCGAAGTGTACACGCACGCAATGCGCTGCAGCAAATCTATCGTCTGCGATGGTCCGCTAATGTGATGCCGTCCAGGTGTTCGATCTCGTGTTGGATGCACGCGCCTTTCCAGTCCGAACCTTTCGTGCAGATGCGGCCCCATGATTCATCGAAGCCCAAGACCTTGATGCGCTTGTGCCGGTGTACGCGCACCGTGTCGCCGTCACGCAGCTTGCTCATGTCCTGGGCGTACTTCGGGCAGGTCTCGGGAAATGACAGGCAGCCCTCCCAGACCCAGCGCATCTGATCCGATGCTTTGGTGATCACCGGATTAACGATGATCAGTTCCTCGACCATGATAATGCGCCACATCTCGCCGATCTGCGGTGCAGCAAGCCCCATCCCCCGATGGTCCTCCATCACCCGGAGCATGTTGTCAATGATCTCGTTGCAGTCCATGCCAAACGGCACGGGTGCGCAGGTCTCCTTCAGCCTTGGATCAGGCCAGAGGACGAGCTTGCTTCCCACTTCAGCTTTCGCTGCAGCGGGTGATTGTCCACTCTCGGTCTCGACTTCGTGTTCCAACTTCCTCCTCCTGCCTCGCCCAGGAGACGCCAGCCGGCACCCCGGAGAGACGCGCCGCCCTCCTCAGGCAAAGTGTAAGTGATCAGACGCAGGTATCCCATGGCCCTGGCTGCGCGCCAGCAGGCTGCATAGAGCATGGAACAGGCGTTCTTGGTGCCGTCGGTGCAGACTCGGGTGACCTCGGCCGTCCAGGTATCCTGAGCGGCCCGCGCCACCGGGCGACCGACGACGGCGACGCCGCAGATGTAGCCATCCGGATGTGAGATGCCGATGGCAAAGATTCCACCGCGGGACGGCTTGTGATGTCGGTGCTTGGCCTCGACAAACGAGTGCGCCTCACGCAGCGTGATCGGCGTGAGAATCAGTCCTCCGATGCTTCCTCTTCCTCTTCAGGCTCAGGCTCAGGCGTGTTGGCAACGATGATGTCCTCCTGATGCTGCGGGCTGCAGGCATCTACCATCTCAATTCCCTGAACGAAGCTCGACCAGCCATCTGGCGGTACATGGCCCTTCTCTGTTGCTCGGCCGGCTCCCTTGCTGACGCAACCAGCGGCGTCACAGTAGTAAATCACACTCATCGATTTCTCCTCGTTGTGCGGCGACCAGTGGCTCCAGGCCGCGCTTGTCCCTGATAGTACCCTTTTCTGGTGTACTTACGGCGCGCATGCCGCCATACCTTCCGGCCGCCGCGCGCGCATTCTAATCCTCATCTTGTGCTGCCAAAAGAGTTTTGAGAAACGCGCCGAAACTATCGAGTTCCTTTTCACGAATATAAACTCTGCCCCTCTGACCACGGATTCTGTAGCCAGGCAAAAAGCCATACGTGTATAGCCCTACGATCATTTGTGTCGACATCTTCATGCCGTTCTTATGAAATTTCTTTGTCGCTGCTTCGGTGTCGATGTATCCAGGCCTTGGGTGACCTTGCTCCTTGCCTTGTCGTTTCTTTCTGGCTTCCTCAGACCTCAAATTGCAAGCAATAGCTTTGTCAATCGACAGATGCTTGTGCTGCCGGTCGCAAAGCCAACGATGCTCAACCCACGAAGTTTCCTCAATCTGATTGGTCAATGTGTCTTCCTCTTGAGTGCTTGGTCGACGGCATTCGCCGCGCCCTTCACGAAGCCGACCAGCCACCGGGTGTACTCCGGATGTCTGGTGTCAATGTACGTTGTCTTGCCGATCCTCGAGACATACGGCGCCATCGGGTCCGGCTCGATGTCGATCAGGAATGCCTTCTGCCAGTACTGCAGCGGCACCTTGCCGCCATGCCTCTGCGAGATGCGGTCTGAATCTTTACTGGGTTCGGCCACTGGTAACCATTCCCGTGATCTCAACTATCAGCCCGTGCTTTCTCGCGATATCGAACCGGCCTGCGACCAGTTCCTGCGCCCTCTCGATCTCTCCCTCGTCGATCGCTGCCTCGATGGCATCAAGCAGCGTGGAGACCTCGCAGAACAGCGCTTGGTAATCTACCTCGTCAGCCATGGCGCTTGCTCAGATATTTCTCAAGCTCGGGATCGTCTTCTAATTCCACGCCGAACCTAGCCAGCACCTTGTCGAGCTTCAGGCTGTATCCGAGGCACCAGCCTCCGGTGAAAGCGCGCCAGTCGTCAGACATCTCATGCCAGCGACCGCGCAGCGATTCCATGGCCACGCACGCATCGCTCCTCGCGAACATGATCTCAGCGTCACTGATCATGGCCGTCGACCGGCTCATACGGGTTTGCGCGTCAGCTTAATCCAGCGCATGCGCCAGCGATTCTTGAAGAGCCACCATCGAGTCTTCCGCCTACCCCACCAGTTCGGCCTCAGCGCCATCATGCCGGCGGCGCCCATGGAGATGTTGATCTCGGCCACACACTCGCTTGGCAACTCGTGGAGTTCAAGGCTGCGTGGCAGATTTTCGTTGAAGTCGCGCTCGTGCTCGAGTTCGACAATCTCGAGGGAGCCATTGTCGCCCGGCGTGAAGAGATAAACGAATCGTCTTCGCGGGCCGTCCCAGTTCTTGACCAGGCCAATTTTCATTGCATCAGACCTCTCAGGCGTGATTCAAAAAGCGGCGCCGGGGAGATGACAAATCCGGCGCCACTCCGTGCCATGGTGACTTGGAGATGAATTGCGTTCTGGACTCCAGGACACCTGCTTCGCTTGGGCCCGATCAGTATAGCACCGCTCAACCGTTCAGATAGTACCGCTCGAACAGATCCAAAGATGCCGTTGGCATGGTCACGGGTATGGCTTTCATTCCCAGATTCAGCAGTACGCGGGTCCTGTGGCGACCATCCCTGAATCCGATACGCCCACCTGCAGAGACGTATACGTTGGCGACTTCGATGGCTTCATTCTCGGCAAGGAATTTCTCAAAGAGTTCAAAACGATGATCGCCCAGGTATTTGCCATTGCCATTCGACAAATCTGGTGCGATATAGCCTGGTGCCGTGGACCAGCCAGCTTCAAAATCCTCGGCTTTGATCAGGGCCATTTCTAATCCGAACTGCTTACGCAATCGCGAATAAGCGTTCTTACCTGCTCGCGATCTCACGAACTTCCGCTCTCCGATTGTCGGTACATCGAGCACCAGGAAATCAGCCATACGGCGACTTCGGCTTCGGCCTGCTCCAGAGACTAAGCTCGTTGCCCTTCTCATCATCCGGTAGCTCGATGTCGCCCATCCGCCGCATGAACGCCCAGGCGATCACGCAGGTGGCGACCAGGTCATCATGCTCAACCAGCGGGAACTTGGCGCACTGGCTGATGACATCGAACGCCCAGTCCCTCGAGACGTACCAGACCAATCCGGAGCGGAGGATGCCAGAGACCATGTGCGCTCGGTAGGCGAGGTCCTCGGGGCCGGCCTTGACTTTCCACACTGGGATGCCGCCGGCTTCGAACTCCTGAATCAGGCTGATGCCCGAGGCCTTGTCCTCGATCAGCGTGTGGTCAGGATTCCAGCCCTTCTCGTGGCGGATCGCCGATTCGCGAAGCTCTCCGAACTCCATGCGCTCGTTCATTCGCTCGAGCAGCATGGCATTGAGCTTTACATCCTCCTGCCGGCCGGTGTGCGAGTGAAAGAACAGACCCCAGCTGGTGCGCGCGGAGTAGTCATTCTCCTGCCCTTTCTTGAACGCCGTGTCATACACCGTGATGATCTGCTCCCAGTCCGGATACGGCATCTGCTCGCCGGCCTTGGGATGATTCGGCGGGTACGCCCAGTTCTGCCACCACTTGCGCTTCAGGATCAAACCGCCGCCGGCCTCCGGGTCCTGGTTGTACTGGGCGTGATAGTCGACGGTACCCATGGCCGACTTCTCTGTCTTGGTCTCCTCCTCGCCGAAGCGCTGTGGATTCAGCAGCACCTTGGGCTTCTGCCGCTCGTCCTCGTAGATCGGCTCGACCTCGTCCTTGCGCATCTGCTCGTAGTCGAGGTTCTTGCCCTTGGGATTCGCGAATGTCACGCAGTGGCGCTTCGGGTCGTACTCGTTCGGCAGCATCAGCACTACCCAGCGCCCAGCCTCGCCGTCCAAGATGTGGCCGACCAGGTCCATATCGTGAGACCGCTGGCAGATGATGACCTTCTGGCCTGTGGTTGGGTCATTTAGACGGGATCGCCACGAGTTGTCGTACCAGGACAGGGTGGAGTGGCGCCTCGGGTCCGAGTGAATATCTGACATGTTGTGCGGGTCATCGATGCACAGCACATCGCCGCCCTCTCCGGTGGTCTTGCCGCCGACCGAGGTCGAGATGCGGTAGCCGTGCTTGTCATTGACATAGCGGTGCTTCTGGTTCTGCCCCGGATCCAGATAGAACTTGCCGCCGTAGCGTTCCTGGTACCAGCCAGACTGGATGATGTCGCGCGCCTTGACCGCATCACGCAGCGCTAGGTCGTGCGAGTAGCTCGAGTACATGAACTGGATTTCTGGTTCATCGGCCCACCACCAGGTTGGCCAGATGACTGAGACCGTCAGCGACTTGGTCTGCCGGGGTGGAACATTGATGATCAGGTTGCGGATGTCGCCCAGCGTGACGTACGCCAGGTGATCGCAGATGGCATCGATGTGCCAGTTGTTCTTGAACTCCCGAGCTTCGACCAGCGGCCAGACTTGCGGGACGTAGCGCCTCAGGTCACGCCGCAGCCATTCGGCCTCCATCTCCGTGAAGGTGGCCTGCTGCTGCGTCTGGTTCAACGACATCGCTAAACACGGTCAGGGCTGCCCCCACCCCCGACCGATCTCCGTGCGCCCTCGCTCGAATAGAATTCATTGATGCCGGCCTGCTCGACGCTGTCGTAATTCAACGTCATCTCCAAGGTATCACCGAACGCCCGATTGAACACGTTGGCTGCCATGACCTCCCTAGTCTGCATCATCGACCTGGCCAGCGCCGCGGCCATGCGCTGTCCATCCATGCCTGGCGTGGCAAGCGCGTAGGTCTTGTGCGTGTACCCCATCGGTTGCCACTCGTTGGCTGACAGATAAGGATTCGCCGCGCCTGGCAAGGCAGCGCTCACCGCGGCAGCGACCGCGCCCTTGATGAATGTGCGCCTCTTCACCAGCCGAACGCTATGTGCCCGGTGAACCAGGCCGCAAGTGCCCAGAACGATCCCCGTCTCGCTCGCATGCCCCAGCCCTGCGCTGTCTGGCGCTTGGAGAAGCCGAACATAAACCGCACGACCTCGCTCCAAGTGTCGCCCTTCTCTTTGTTGAACAGCGCTTTGAACTCGACTGCAAAGAACTGCGCGATGATCAGCACCCAGCCAATCTCTTGGGTACCCATTTGTTCCAAAATCCAATCCATCATGTGATCTCCCCGTCGTCTTTTCGCCAGCGTAACATCTCGCTCAAATCCATAGCCACGAACGGCATCGCCTTGGCTACCTCTTCAGTCCGGGTGGTCATCAGCCAAATCGCAAACAGGAAGCCCAGGAAGCCGGCGCTCTGGTCGATGATGCCCTTGCCCTTGTGGCGCACGAACCGATAGCCGGCATAGATGATAAACAGCCCGAGCGTGATGACCGGCGCCACCAGGAGCAGCGCCAGTGCATACAGCACGATCACGGGCTGATCTCTACCGTCGGATTCTCGACTGCAGCCAGCGGCGTGTCGTCTGGGATGTTGAACGGCTCCTCGCTTGAGGCACCGCGGACATCGTCCATATCGATCGGCACATAGCGGCACAGGTAGTCACCGGGCGTTAGATCGGGAATCACGAGCTCCAGCGTATTCGCCGGCACCATCGGCTCGAGAACCGAGAACGGCCCACCTGCGACCGCCAGCGCGATCTCCGTACCCTGAACCTCCGCCGGATCCACCGGCAGGCCACTCTGCCGCTTAGTCGGCAGTCCCCATTTCGCTGTCGCTGTTCTCGCCATCGCTCTCTCCAACCTCTACAGATGCATTCTCAACTGGTCCCAGCGGATCCTTCCTGCAGAACAGGCCGAGCCGTCGGCACAGCCAGTCGCGAATCCACTCCCACATTCTTACGAACAATCAGCAACCACCACGGGTGGCTGCACATTGCCAAACCATGCGACCAGGTCGCTCGGCACGCCGTAGTGGCCATTGACTGTCTGGTTCGGATCACACTGCGTACCGGCCGGCACAGTGCCAACGGCCAGCAGGATGTACTTGTCTTTCTGCTTCACGACATCGAACGCCGTCAGGTTCTGCACCGTCAGCATTGTCGGCGGCATCGGCACCAGCGGCGGTATGAGCTTGCTGACCTCGTTGCTGAAGTCGCTCTCCTGCACCGGATTGGCGCTATTGAATGCCGTCGTTACGAAGAAGTACGTCGTCCCCTCAGCGAGGCCTGGCACCACAAATGTCGTCGTCGTCGGATTGTTGATCGTGATGCTGACATCGCCATACGGTCCACCCTGCACAAGGCCGGCGTAAATCTTGAACCCGGCGAGATCAGTCAGCGCTGACCCGTCAGTGTTCTGCGTCGGTGCCGTCCAGGACAGCGTTGCGTCGCCGGCATGCGTAATTTGAGAGAACGCCAGTACTGCTAAAGCCGCTAAAATTGCTAATCGTTTCATGATTCATCTCCAGTGCAAACGAGGGCGTACTCGTCCTGTGTCACTTCGCGGTAGCAGCGCTCGAAGACATCCTTCGGCGACCAAGAGAGGTAGCCATCCTCGTACACGACCTTGTAGCCTGCCGCCGGCTCTTCTTCTCCAGGTGGATTTGGATCGTCCATTGGCTCTGCATGCACGATCTTCGTGCCGATGTAGGCCTTCATGTCGCTGCGTTCGGGATCGGTGCCCAGGCGATCACATCAGTCAACTCTGCCGTGCGGTCGGCGGAATCCCAAACCTCGCCGCGGGAGTCGATGCATTTACGTGATGCCGTCTCAACTAAGCGCCTGGGACCTCCAGTGTCTCTGGTCACCATCACCGACACCCCGAAGCCTGGTAGGGCAGTTGTCACTCGAACCCACGTTAAATCGTCAGCCATTATCCTCTCTCCAATTTCTACAGATGCGTTCTCAACCTGGCCCAGGTGATCATACACCGCACATCCCTTCGCAATCTTCGTTAAACATGTCCGCTTGGCCAACAGCGGCCGCTGTGTCGAACCTGACCTCGTCGATCGGCAGTAGCTTCCGGTGCAAGTATAGCTGCTGTGTCGTCCCCCGGACGCCGGCACGGATCAACTGGTCGATCTCAACGGCCTCAGCGAAGGCCTCCGGATGATTGGATTTCAGGTCATACCACTCACGATCGCTGTGGTACGGGCAATAGGTGCAGGCTGAGCGGCCTGGTTCTGGATATCCGCGCGCTTTCATCCAGTCAAGGCAGTCCTGGCGGTGCATCCCGAGCTCGACCAGCGGCCAGGTATGCTCGATCCATGGCGACCTCGAGGGCCGCATGCGCAACGACTCGTCGTAACTGATGCCGATGTACTGGGTGACTAGGGTCTTGCCCTTTGGCGCGCGCTTGCCAGGTTCCAGGCCGACCATCTCCCTGAGCTTCCGGGTGATCGGCTGGACTTTGAACTCCCTGGTGCATTGCCGGCGAAGCTGCCCCTCGCGCTTACCGTTCGACTCAGTGTAGAACGGGGCGCCGGCAAAGCGCTGGCCGGCGATCGAGTCCTTGATGTTGGCGGTCAGGCCTTCCTTCCACATCACCCGGTGCACCGGGAACGGCAGCATCGTCTCCAGCCAGTCGAGCCAGGTGTAAACATAGGCCGGCTCGCCGCCCGTGTCAGCGAAGATCGCTGCATCCGGCATCGGCTGCTGCATTCTGCCGCCCGCAAACATCAGCGCTAGGGTGCTGGACTGCACGCCGGCACCGAGGCTGAGCACATGAATCACGTGTTCCGCCTTAGTACGCTTGAGACGATCGCATCAACGAACCAGGCCTTCAGCCGTTCCTGCTGCTCTTCGGTCAGTGGTTCATCGGTACACAGGTCATCGAGGATGATGACCTTCCGCCCGAAGGCCGGGCAGGCAGCCTCATGCATCTCAGGCGCACTCGTCGAATTCTTGGAATCCCTCGAGGTAGATGACCTGCTTGGCCGGCAGATCGCCGTTAAGCTTTTGGATAACGTGGATCTCGTCGTCTGGAATCTCTTCATCAATGACAATAGCGTACCCTCCGAGCAGCTTGCTCAGTTCACGTAGCTCAGCCCTTCGCTGATCATTGCCCCTGACTTCCATCGAACTCTCGTAGCGTCGTTCACGCTCTACGGCTCCTACTTCTGCCTACCGGTAACCCACCTGCGTCTATTTTACCCAAGTAATGACCGAGACAACAACCGAAGAAGAGTCCAATCATGTTTCCCCAGGTGACCAGGTCGAAGAGATCAACGGCTATGCGGCCCAGTAGCAGGTAGATCAGGATGTAGTAGACAACGACAACCCGAAGCCAGTTCACTGCACGATGTTCCCGTCTTTGGCCAGCGGGTTCTGGTCAGCGCAGCCCGTGCTGTGCAACTGTCCGTAGCTCGCACCGCAGCAACTGCAGGTCTTCGGCAGGCCGTCGCAGCCTATGTTCACCGGGTGGTTGCCATCGCAGTCATAGCAATACGGTGCCTTCATGGGGCTGTTCTGGTGATGTTCTGGTACGTTGGGCCCGGCGAGTTGTGTTTCAGGCCACCCTGGTGGCCGCTTTTGAGGCAATTCTGCCCGATTTACGGTGATTGGGAGCGAATGATGCTGCCTGGCGAGTAGTCCGACCCAGTCCTCAGGGACCTCTACATCCTCCCCTTCGACGATCACAGCCACCTCGACGCCACGTGTATGCATGACGTCGATCTGCCCGTCGTCAACGTAGATCAGGACCTTGGGGGTAATCATCCGGGCTTTGGCCAGTCGTCAGGCTCGTAATCGGCGTACACCTCCTTGAATGCTTTATTGAGGCCATCGGCCATCTGCTGTGAGAACTCGGACCTGGTCAGGATACCGCCGCGCTTCTTGACGTCTACGCACAACTGCTCGAGTGATGCCTCGGTCAGGTCGTACGGTATGGTCGCGCCTTCAGCTTTGAGCGGCGCCAGGCCGAAGCCTTCGGTCAGGTCATGGTGTGCGGCATCGTGCAGCAGGGCTGGATGTTTCATGCTGCCCAGCGCCACACCGTCATCAGGAATGAGCTTCTCGCTCACTACCGCAGCGGTGGCTACGCCGGCCAGGCGCTTCAGGAATCCTCGTCTCTTCATGTCGTGACCTCGTCTGGACTTGAACGACCGTTCGGTTCTCGTTCGCGTTTCGTTCAGCTTTCGTTCGGTCCCTCGACCTCGCGGCGAATCTTTTCCTCGAGGTACCTTCGGCGCTCAGTAGCTGGCTTCGCTGGCTTCGTTGGCTTCTTTGCCTCTGGCTTCTTGGGCGGTGGCTTGGGGGCCGGCGCTTCGCCGTACTCCTCCTCGCGGCGCTTACGTCGAGCTTCGCGCTTCGTTGCTACCTTGCACGAGATGCCCTTCGGGTCTTCCCGGCAAATCTCTTTGGCAGACCGCGAAGAGGGCACTACTGCTCCCTCTCCACGGCTTCATCCGTGTCCTTGCCTCGGTCCCGTAGCGTGTCGATCGTGGACCGACCAGGCGTGCCGATAGTAGTCGGCTGTGGCTTGGGTGCTGCTGCTGTCGCCACCTCTGGTTCATCGCGTGCTTTTTCGCTGGCGTCTTTGCCTTCCTGGACGCGACGTTCAATCTCGCGGCGTCTGGTTGCAGCATCGGCCGGACCCACTTTGGGGCGCGGTCGTGTGCTTGGCTTAGGTGTAGACAGTGGCGCACCGTGAGCAACAACTGGTTTCTCTGCCGGCTTGTCAGGCCTGCCTGCATTCGCCCTACGATCTGCCCTTCGATCGGCCACTACTTCTGCGACGGTGCTGACCGAACCTTGCCGTAGCGAGGATCGTCGTAGCCGCCGCTCTCCGCGTTGCCCGTGCGTTCGCTGCGTAGCTCAGCGGATGAACCTTCATCGGCTGCTCTGGTCGCGTACGGCGGGTCATACGGTGGGAAGTGTGGATAGTCCTCCATCTTCCGCATCCCGAATTCGACATCGCCTTCTTCGGGATAGGTGTCAGCAGGATTGTCTTCAGTGGGCGTCTCGTGAAGCTGCCCTGGTTTCAATCGCTCGTCCATTGTAGCCCTCCAACAATGGTGATTTGCGGTTTTTGCTGCTCGCGGAGTCTATCACCCTCGAGCTTTGTGTGTCTTGGTCGGGTTGCCGCTGGGCGTCACGCAGGCCTCGCCTGGTTTAGCCCCGCACTTCGGACAGTCATTCCCGTCTGCCGGGTCAGCGGCCGCAGTATCTCCGCCAGTTGCTTGTGCTTCGCGCTGTCTGTTGCGCGCCGTGCCGGCACGGTTTCCCTGCCTGCGTTTGAGGTCTTTCCTGCGGCCCATAGCTGTCTCCTAAGCTGGTATTTTGTCGATGATTTTCTCGGCCATTTTCTCGACTGGATCGTAGAGGTTGCCGATGATGATGCCAGCGGCCATGCCTCCGAAGAATAATGTCGTGGCTCCAGGCCACACGAAAAACAGCACCAGAGCAACACCGCCAGCGAGTATCGCTTGCTTGCCCATCTTCTTGAGAAAGTCCATGCGTGTCCTCCTCTCAGTGATCGAGGAGCGCGATCGACGTAGAGAGCCTATTCCCCAACAGAGTCGATGGCTGGGTACCGTACGGTTTCCCATTCCCCAGCGGCGTCTTGCGGTCGCTCCAGCTTATCTTGTCGGAGATCAAAGGCGCGCCAACGTCTCCATCCAAGTCATGCAAGCCATCTCTGCGAACCGGGCCGTTCCTTGCCAGGCACCATACGGTGCCCTTCATCGCTCAACGCAGTTTGTTTGCTCTCGTCGAACGCGCTCACAAAAACCCTCAGGAGTTCTCGTACCCACGGTCCAGTCATATGCTCGGTTCTTGACCTGACTGGCCCCGGACTGCATAACGCCCGTTGCCCGAGGGTTTTTGTCAACGCGCTACACTCTAGCGGCTACTCGTCTCGCTCGCTTCTCCTTCCTGCCCGCGGTATCAGCATCCAACAGCGCCTGGCGGTCTGCCTTGGCTGCGGCTGCTGCCTCCTCGGCTGCCTCAGTATCCCAGCCGATCGTCTTGCCCCATTCCTCCATGATTTTCGCTTCGTATTTCTCGCGCAGTTTCGCGAGCGCCTTGTGCGCGCGCTTCACGAGTTTGGGGTCTGGTTGCAAGTCCTTGCGGCTGGCCCTGTGGATGCCGGCAGAGATGGCCAGGCTCAGGCTGAACTTGCCGCAGTCGCGTCTAACGCCCACGGCCCTTGCCCTTCATTGCTTTGGATAGTCGGCCGGAGCGCTGGTCGGCTTTGTTATATTCTTGCGCGACCTTTCGGGTGACGCCGGCCTTCCGAGCTTTCTCCGGATTGTGCGCCATCATCGCCATGTATCTGGCTTGCTTGTTCGACCTGCTCGGCATCACGGTACCCTCCGTGCGTTTGCCGGAGTTTAGCGATGGCTATTGCCTGTGTCCAGCGAGAATCCTGATCTCGCATGCTCGGCGGCGAAATCTGCTGCGGTCGTAGTGCCTCACGACAGGCAGATAAACTGGGGATCGAGCCGGCGAATACACCGGGGTGTACATCTGGCGATGGCCGTAGGTCGCGCTCCACAGCGTGTACCGCAGTGGATCCTGAACGTAGAGATAGGCCTCCGGCATCGGGTAGGCATACCAGAACGAATCGTGCTCGGCATGCGCGACATTTAGCCCGAAGGCTAAATTTAGACAGGCGAGTAAAGCGATCTTGATTTTCATGTGTGGCCTCCCTGGAGAGCCATCATGGCTCCGGTGCCAAAGATGTAGATCATGCCCAGTAGGATGACGATGATCACAATTCTGATTATCCATTTTGCCATGATTTCCTCCTCAGGATAGGGCACCAGTCTCATTATCGATGGTCGCCGGGGCGCCCTTGTCTGGCAGTTTCGCATGGCTCTGGAGCTCAGCCATCCACTTCTCAAGAATCTCGTCCGGCACCTGCGACAAGTCCACCCGGTAGGTCTTGGTGATGCGCTGCTCGAGGATGAGCTTCTCGTTGAACATGCCGAGATGCTGACCCATGTCGCGCAACGATTGGCGCTTGTCGTAGAACGTGTAGCGGTAATCGAAATCGTAGCCGCCATCGATCACGACTTTCTGCCGGTCCCAGCTGGCGACCGCTTTCGCCTGGTCATCAGTCAATTCATTCGGCGCCTTGCCGATCACCATCGGTGTCCCGCGGTACTCGACTACCCGAATGTAATTCTTGGGATTGATGAATCCCATGGCAGCCAGTTCCTCGACGACGGCGTCGACGGTGACATCAAAGTTGCGCTGGATAACCTCGGCCTTCGCCTCTCGCAGATGTGCGATGTACGGCGCAAGTTGTTTCACGAGCGTGGGGACTTTCTTCTTGACCGTCGTCTCTGCATAGCCAGCCTTCCGGCCGGCGTCGACCGGACTTAGGCCATCGACAACGAGCGCCTGGCACAGCAGGTCCTGCTGCTTGGTCTTCGGCCAGCCACGGCCATTGTGTCGCTCAATCTCAGCCATCTTGACCGATCCCGAATACCTGAGAGACGCGATTGTCATCGCCGGGGAACTCATGCCAGATCATCAGGGATTGCTCCTCAGTCACGGGCCGTACTTCAATCCGATTGGCACCCTCAACCAGCAGCCCAATGTCCTCCAGGACCTTGCCTGCGGCCTCCATTCGCGTCCAACCAGGTAACCGAGCCATACAGTTAGGCACCTGAATCTCCACCGTAGCGCCGATACTGGTCACGATCATGCCACGAATTACCTCCAAATTTCACTCCCCAGTCCCTTGACTGATGTACTGTGCTGTAGTAACTTCCTTTATAGGGTAGCAAATCACATCATAACAGGAGCATTACCATGGCCAAACGGATCACACCGAAGCTAATCCAGGCTTCCGATGACCTCGGAACAATCCTCGCAGAGATCGCTGCGCTTCAAGAGCAGAAGGGCGATCTTCAGAAAGTCCTCATCGACTCAGGTTTTGACGAGATCGATGGCACTTTGTTTCGCGCCACCGTCAGTCACAGCGTCCGCAAGCAGGTCGCGTGGAAGCGCATCGCCGAGAAGCTCGGCGTATCGAACCAGCAGATCGCTGCTAACACCACCAAGATTGACATCGACACCGTTCGCGTCGTCGCAAGGAAAGCTTCGTGAAAACCAACGCCGCCGTCGCCGCTTTCGACAATCCTCGCTACAAGCATGACGCGCACCACATTCGCGTAGTCACCAAGACCGGTTGCGAATACGCAGTCTCTATTGATGTGATCGATGTCGCGACCGACGGCTTTTGGCAGGACGATGGCTACATCTACGGCACACGAATCAACGGCACAAAAGGTGGACCATTCCGGCGCGGCACTCAAGATCAGTTGCGCTGGTTCTACCTTAGGAATGTATCACTACATGAGGGCAAATCATGAAAGACTACATCGCAATCTTCACCACCAAAACACGGACGGCGACCGTCGTTCGATTCCATACGTTCAGCAAGCAACTCGCGCAGGCTGCCGCTCAGCGGTACGCGCGGGACTTCTCGCTTCACCTTGATGCGGTTACCTCAGTATGAGCAATCACATCAAACTGACCTCGTGCTGCAACGCACACTCCACCTTCGACGAGAACGGCGAACTCTACTGCAAGCGCTGTTACGAGGTCGTGCCGATAGGCGAGGGCGATGGCAGCGTAGAGATCAAAGACCCGTGGGTCATCCTTTGCGAAGTCTGGGGTGGCGTCACGGGCAGCCGCAAGGCCTTCTACAAGTATCACGACACCATCGTCGTGTACGAGGGCAAAGAGGCTGCCGAAGAACACGCCAAGCAGTTGGACATCACGGTGAATTCGAATCCGAATCGCTGCGCCAACTTCAGGTACACCGCCGAAGCGGCCGAGGATATCTAATGGCGCTGCTGTACATCAGACCAATAGTCCACACCTCAAGTTTCGCCAGAGGCCAGTTGGCCTTTGGCGATCTTCAGGCGCTCGGATACCTCACCAAGGAATACATCTCAACGGGCGAACCCGACTACCACGACATCGAATGGCGGGTGGTCGGATACATCGAATTCGACGATTCAAATGGCAACCACTGGCAACAGGGCGACGTCATCACTTGGAGCAAATGAAATGGAAATCAAGAAAATCACACCGGCTATCTGCAAAAAGATACGCAACCAGATCAACGAAGACCTCGCCGCACTGGGCAAGGAATACGGCCTCACGATTCACGCTGGCAACGCATCCTACGATGCCAACGCAGTGACCTTCAAAGTCGAATGCGCTCTCGCTGACTTCGACAGGAACAAGGATGATTTCGACAAGACCCACTTCCTGTTCGACCTGCCGGCCGACGCATACGGCAAGGAATTCACCTTCGGCGGTCGCAAGTACACGCTGGTCGGATTGAAGCCGAACCGTCCGAAGTTTCCGATTCTTGCCGCCCGTGATGGCAGCAATTACAAACTACCAGAGAAAGCGATCGCATCGCTGCAGGAGAAATCATGACCGTTCAAATCAAACTATGGAAAGACAACAAGCGCTCACAGGAGTGGACGCTGGAGGCCGAGGAACTGGCCAAGCGGTTCTGGAAATGGAACCTCAAGGAACGCATCACCGACACTTGGCCACTGGACCGATGCGTTCGTGCATTCGTTACTGATAGCGAGGCCGAGGGTGGCCTGCAGAGCGTCTTCGATGAAGATCAGTACAACGATATCTACAGCACCGTTCGCAACGCATGGCCGGAGGATCAGCAGTGAGTACTTACAAGATCGTCCGGTTCTTTCACGGGAAAGCAGGTGCCGATGGGCATCTGCAGTCCACCAAGCGGACCATCGAAACTGGCCTGTCTCTGGATCAGGTGCAGGCACACTGCAGTAATCCAGAGACCGCAGCCAAGACCTGCACCAGCGCAGCAGGGCGCGCACGGACGCGCAAGCACGGCGACTGGTTCGACGGCTACTACGAGGAGTAAATCATGGGCAGCAGCAACATCGAATACATGGCCAAAGAGATCGCCGACAAACTGGTCGGTGCCAAAATCACGGGGGCGATTGAGTCACCCGGTAACGATTTTTCCGAAGGCAGCTTCGGTTTCAACGTGACCGCCAAAGGCGGCAAGAAGCTGCAGGTCTGGGTTGACATGGACCCCGAAGGCAACGGGCCAGGCTGGCTTCAAATTTGCGAGGAGACGTAATGGATATCGATTTCCAAGTCCTGAACGCAGTCAACATTTTTATTCTGTTTCCAATCACTGAGCGGGCTGACAACTGGGTAAGCGACAACATCCAGATCACCGACGAGACTCAGTACTGGGGGCAGAAAGGCATCGTGATTGAGCATGGCTACATCGGCTCAATCATGGAAGGAATTCTTAACGATGACCTCACCATGGAGGCGGCAGCATGATGTATCAATTAGAGATTCAGACCGACGGCCAGTTCGTACCAGTGGCGCAGAGCCGAGACCCAGACACGCTCTGGAAGCGCAAAGAGAAGGAACGCGCCATCCAGTTCCGCTCCACCGGGCACAGAATTTTTCGCGCCGATCGTAAGCGCCTGAAGAATGGCGAGCTTGCCGGTGCGCCGAGGGCCGCAGCGCGTCGCGTCTCACCCGGTGTCTTGGATGTTCAGCGCCAGGCCAAGCTTGCCGCCGAACATATCCGCAGCGCCGAGCATAAGGGCGTCCATGTGTTCCCGCTGGGCAAGGGCCACGCTCATACATCGAACCAGTTCCGCAAGTACCTGTTCGGTGAACTCACCGGCCGCACCGGGTGGCTTGACGACAGCGATCGGGTGAAGGCTGAGGCCGCAGCCGAGCGCCTCGGCTACATCATCATCGAAGTCGATCCAGATGACTACCGGAGTACCTCATGAAATATCGCGTACAAGTAAACACCTACGGCGATCCCGAGGATTCGTGGGCTGGCAATGCCATCACTCACGCCTCCAGGGCGCAAGCAAAAATCGCCGCAGAGGATTTGGCCAGCCGCTGGACGGCGGTCAAATTCTGGCGCGTCATCGATCAGAACGACAAGGTCGTCCTGTCCAGTCAGGACCCGTCATGAAGCGAATAATCATCACGGTCAAAGACGATCACGAGGTCGAGATTATCAATCAGGTTCTCCACGAGGCCGAGGAATGTGACCCCGCACTCCAGTTCCCGTTCGACTTCAAAGTGGAGGATGTCGACGACGTCATCCACCCCTATTTTGAGGATGGAAAATGATCGAATTCACAGAAGACACCATTGGCATATGGTTCGTTGGTTTGCCAGACAGCGATTGGCTCGCGTCCATATTCATGAAGGATGGCAAGGCCTGCCTGGTATACAGATTTCGTTATCACGTTGACGACAAGACCTTCGAATCCAAAGACAAAAAGAACTGGTACACGATGGAGCCGAATGCCAGCAGAGATGGCGACTTGGATAAGTTGCTGGAGGTCGTGCGCTCCATCGCCGGCCTGATGGCCGCTAAGGCTGACACCGAAGTGTACGAGATCATGATGGAAAATTTCGACGACATGGGCGCGTTCTTGGAGGAGTTCAGGAAGGCACCATTCGTGACAATCGAAGAGGAGAAACTACATTGAACAGGAAACCGCTGCTCAATCCGATGTCGCTGACGCAGGCGTTTACCGACATCCAGGTGCGAAGCGATCGCGAGAAGCTTCGCCACAATACCGCCGACGATCACGGCCTGAGGGCTAAGGGATACTACTACCTCATTGCCGACAACGATGTCATGCATCCGGAAGACGGCTGGATATCTCCACCCGGTAAAACCAGATGCATTGGCGACTGGCACTGCAGGTACGCGAAGCCCTGCCAGGCGCTCGTCGACGCCTGCTTGCCGCTCTGCCTTGAGGGTGCCATCGGTTCCTTCGATGTTAAACGCTGGCGAGACCCTGAGCGGATCGCGCTGCTCTTCACTGATTCAACAATGATCGCCACCTACTTTGTCTGCGAGCTTTTCGCCTCGACGCTGTTCCAGAAAATCGTCGCCGCCGGCGTCGACTTCGACCATCACGAGAGTGATCTGTACATCGAGAACACATCCGTAGCTCTGGATATTCTCAAGGGATTCCCGCTGAACAAAAAGAATGCGCGTGACTTTATCAGCGAGACCGATGGCGAGGCCTGGATCGATGTGCCGTTCGCCTACGAGCCATGGTGGATCAAGAGGAGGGCGCTATGAGTGACCCAACCGACGCCAAGAGCATGACCGACAACAGCATCCAGATGTTCCTGCACTGCGGCAAATGTCTTCAGGACTTCAAGGATGACGCGCCTGGAACCGAGGGCGAAAGCCCGTCCAGTTACGCGCAACTTGAGATCGGATGGACGCTACTCGGTATCCAGGTCTGGTGCCGCCGGCACGAATGCAATGTCGTGCATGTGGACTTCGAAGGCGAGAAGCACCCGGCAGCTTAGGAGGAACCCATGACCATCAAGAAAGTAATCAGATTCGAAGTACAGACCGAGACCATCATCGATGGCTGGATCAACACGTGGCACGAAGACGACGAGCCTCAGACATTCTCCACCCGGAAGGAAGCTGAGGACGCCATTGACGAGTTCTTCGACGACCTCAAGGATGCCGGCATGGCAGACGATTACACCCGAGAGGATTACCGGGTGATGGAGCAATAATGGCAACCATCAAATGGCATCGCTCTGAAGAGGGATGCGTCCACTCGCACTGCCAGCGATTCGAAATCTGGCCACGCCGTGGCGGGACCAAACGTGCGAAATACTACGATGTCTTCGACAACCAGGAGAACTGTGTTTTCGATTGGTTCCTCACCCAGGCGCAGTGCAAGGCTGCGGCCTTGGCTCAACTGAAGAAGCACCCGTTCAACCTGGCGGCGGAATTTTAGAGAGAGACGGCGGCCCTTTCAGGTAAATTTGAGGGTAACAAATCGGCCAGGAGCGAACGATGTGGAGTCAGGAACCCGACAAGGATTCTGGCTACCGACGCTTACTCGGGCCGCCTAATTCAATATACCAATTCCTGCAGGCTTACAACAACCTTTCCGCCCTTAATTATTTCCTCGTGCATGATGGTCACGTGGCTCTTGATCTGGCTGTCATCCAGAAATACGCAGGCATGCTCAAGCGCATCGATCAACGGCTTGTAGTGGTTGTCGAGATCGCGCTGGCGCCGATCCGGCGGATAAAAATCCATACCCATTACGAGCGGTTCGCGGTAGCCCTTGTTCAGGCGATTGCGCAGCACGTACTCCTGCACATCTGCCCGGTAGGCGTGGCCCTTGTCGCCCACGCGCTTCATTGTCCGGGTGTTCCTGCGCAGCCAGACATGCAACTCGTTAAAGCCATGCTCCCGAATCCGCTTCTCGATCACTGCGCCTGCCGGCGGCATCGCGTACTCCATGAAATAGCTGTTGATCGACGGCGGCCAGGGTAAGTCCAGCGTCACTGGTTCGAATGTCGTGCCGAGATCAAGCGCCGATTGTTTTGCTCTATCCATAACTTCGCGCTCCGGATTACGTCGTAGCCAAGCAGCCCACTTACCTCTGTCAGATGGTCGATTTGTCGCCCGAACGTACGCTCCCATTCATCTACCCAGCCAGTGATACCCATGCCGGAATCGATGCCAAACCGACCGATGTGATAGTTCGCATGCAGCGGAATCTGCAGGTACGGGCAGGCCTTCTGCGCTATCCCCGGATTCCTGAATGCTTCTTTCATAGACCCGCCGTGACAGTGATGCAGGGTGACGGGCGTTCGATGACTGACGACGCATTTCAATTGCCTCAGGTTCTTCTCGTGCCGGCTGACAGCGATGAGCTTAGGATAGACCATGCCTGTGCTGCCACCAGCGGAACTTGTCCGTTCCCAATTGCTTTAAGTCGGTCCACCCGGTTGGCCACCCCATCAGCCACTCGACCCACGTTGGGTTCAACGGCCCAGTAATCTGTCCACGTTCCTGCACTGTCGCGTCCAGGTAGCCCCTCTCCACCCGATACACATGACTCTTCGACCCGAGCGGACCCGTCCCCTTCCATTCGCTCGCGCGCGGTGTCGGGAACGTCTCCTGGCCCTCGAGGAGTACCGCCGCATGCAGCCCCAACTGGTTGCCCTGCTCCTTCCGCAACTGCGCCGTGTGCGGGGTGTCCCTCCACTTCGCATCCTGAGCTCCGGGTGTCGGCCACTTCTTCACGTGATTGTCCAGCCCCTTGTGCCGGTCGTAGCTCCCCTCGCCCCTGCCCTTGTGATCCTGCGATGTCGGCGTCGGGAACTGCTCCCTGGTCACCGCCGTTAGCAGATCGTCCCCGCCGCTGTTCTCCCTGTCCTGCCGGCCGAGGTCTGCACCGCTCTTGCCGCTCTTCGGTGTCGGCCACAGTCTGCCCGTTCCCCCGTCGCCCCGCACCGCATCGGTCAGGCTGGTCCCCGGATGCGCCTTGCTGCCTGGCGTGTTCCTCGAGCCGCTGTCCACGCTGGATGTCGGTGTCGGCCACAGGTGGATCGCTCTCGACAGCGTCCGCTGCGTGTGGTGCTTCCGACCCGGCAGATACAATCGCTCGTGCGTCTCCTTCTGATTCTCTTTGGCCTCGTCGATGAACTCCTGCGTCGGCTGCGATTCCTGCGCCCCTGGCGTGGGCCACATCCCGACCCAGCGATCCAGACTGACTGACTTGTTGGTCTTGAAGTTCAGCTTCTCCGTGCTGGTCGATACTCGCTCTATGTGATCCGATGCTGTCGGTGTCGGCACATGGTGATTCCTCCCTCCGCACAGCGAGGACCCAGATTCGGTTACGTCGATGGGGCGCACCGACATGCCAAGCTCCCAGCAGACACCATCGTACGTCATACCCCAGTTCGGCAAGTCCTGATATGACGGTGCCAAGGCCACGGGTACGGAGCGCCGGGACGTTTTCGGCGAATACAAATCGAGGCCCAATCTCCTCAATAAGTCGGAGATACTCAAACCACAGGCCGCTACGCTCGCCGGTAATGCCCACTCCACGACCAGCTGAACTGATGTCCTGGCAGGGGAACCCGCCGGTAATGACGTCAACAAGTCCCCGAAAAGGTCGCCCGTCGAAGGTTTTGATGTCGTCCCAGATAGGGAAGCGCTCGAGATGTCCCTCGGCCTGACGAGTAAGCACGACCTGGCGGCAGTACTCTTCGATCTCGACTGCTGCAACTGTAGTCCACCCAAGTAATCTGGAAGCGAGAAGGCCGCCCCCCGCTCCCGCAAATAATGCCAACTCATTCATTCACACTCCGCCAGTCTGCATACGGTTCCCGGATCTGCTCATGGAAAATTTTAGCCGCCTCGGGATTGTTGTCAAGATCTGATCTCGATTCAATGTTGCATCGCCAGCGCACCCACCGTGCGACGCGATTCTTCTTGGCCCACCAACGGATCGATCGTGTCTTCTCGCTCACCTGTTCGCGCTCTTCCAGGTAGAGGATAAACATCTCGTTGTTGCACAGCAGGTAGCAGTACTGACTGAGCTTCTGGCCGGCGCGCGCGTGTGCGTCCTCGACCCTTGCGCGCTTGTCCTGGTCGATCGCTGAGTCATCGTCATCAAGCTCGACAAACGCAGCCGAATACATGTCGCCAGGTGTGTCGCCCTTCCTCCCGCGGTAGCCGGCAAACGGGTGATGGATGGCCTCATCGTCAATCCAGAACGACACCCAGAATCCCTGGCCCAGCGGCTGGCCCCCGGACATCAGCATAAGCTCGCCATCGAACATCGGCGTGTCCTTGCCGATCACCGTCATGACCATGCGGAACCTGGTCCCAACCCTGCCGCCCCGACGTCGGACAAACTGCGCGAACGGATGCATCAGCAGCGGCCGGCGTGGCTCTTCCATCAGCCTGAACTTCACCGTCCGACCGTTGGTAAGATCCCATTTCGCATCAAGCAATTCGAACCCGCCCTTGTAGGCGATGATCGGCAAATTCGATCTGGCCTTGACGACCTGCTGTGTTTCTTCAGAAGCCATTCTGTCGTTTCCATTCGGCGTATGGCATCGTGCCGGTTGGCCTGTTGTCCTCAATCTGCTTCGCCGGGTTCAACCACGGGCGGCCCTCGGCGATGTGTACGCAGGCCTCGACGAACTGGCCGAGATTGGCTGGGAACGGCAGCGCATCTTCCGCCAGGTTCTTCAGCCCGTTCTGAATCTGCTCGTCAGTGAGCCGCTCAATGGCCTGCTTCCAGAGCATCGGTGGCGCTGAGCCATACTCCCGATAGAGCGCCTTACCGTAGACCTCAGCCAACTGGACCCACACCAGCATGGCCCTAGTCGAGTCCGGCTTTCTCTCGGTTCCGGGCG